GTTTGTGTCCGTGACCGTGTAGGACACCGCCCCGGTCCCGTTATACATCGGGATTCCGGGCGGCTTCTTCGTCCAGATGGCGTTCGCGACGGCTTGGTCTACGCCCGACCCCGTGTAGCAAACGTAAATCTGGCCGGCCGGGATGGTGACGCCGCCGAGGGTCACGGGGGCCGCGGTCGAGTTGTCGTACACGTAGGCGTCGACCACGCCCGTCACGTCCCACACGGCGGCGCGGATAGACGTCGTCGCGTTCACCGAGTTCTTAGCGACCAGAGCTTGACGGCGCGCCTCAAAGGCTTCCCGGCTCTCGACGTTCGCCCCGAGATACGACGGGTTCGTGTCGGTCCCGGTCGAGTTGGTGACGCTGTCCCACCCCGGCACGACCCGATAAATCGTGTTGAGCGCGCCGCTCGGGCAGGCGACGGGGCCGGTCACGGTGCAAGCGAAATTTACCGTCACCGTCCCGCCGGCCCCGATCGTCGCGTCAGCGGTCGAGGCGTAGAGGTTCCCCGAGCTGTCGGCGGCCATTGAGCCGGCCGGAATGTCAGTGCCGGGGAGGCCCGAACACTTCGCGGGGATCGTGGTCGACGTCGCGGGATTGCGCGACATGAAATAAATTCTTCCGAGCGCGTCTTGCATCCGGCCCGATGCGAGCGCCGGGTCTACGCCGTTGAACAGCGCGCATTTCTGGTCGTTCGCGTCGCCGATAATCGCCGTCCACGAGCTTGCGAGCTGCCCTTGCGGCGTGGTCAGGGCCGGGTTGAGGCCGCCGCCAAACGCCGCGTTCGTATCCGCCTGGACGCCGGCCAGGACGTCCGACTCAGCGGGCGCGACGAAACCGGCGTCCGTGAACGAGATTGAGGGGACGCTTGTGCTGCCCACTTAGCCGGCTCCGATCGACGCGGTAAGACCGGACGAATCGCCCGTGAGCGTCAGCGTAACGGTTGAGCCGGCAACCGTCAGCAACAGGGTTCCGGACAGATTGCGACCGCTCAAGCCGGTGATCGTGCATCGAGCGTCCTGCACGTCCGGAACGGCCTTGGCGACGGTCTCAACCTTCGCCTGGATGAAGGGCGCGGGCGGCGACTGGCCGAGCGTGGTCCCGAACCAATCCACGCCCTGCGTCGTGTCGTACCACACCTCGCCAAGGAAGGTCTGGACCGCACACGCGACGTCTTGCGCGACCGCGTAGGGGTTGGACGCGAGGGCGATGTTCCCGTTTGCGTCCTTGCAGAGGTCCCACGTCGTCCGGTCGAGAAGGAGCGAGTTCATGTCGTGCCGTCCGTCCCCAGGTCGTAGCCGGTCAAAAGCGCGATAATCGACTTGAGGACGGCCTTCGCATTCGCGTCGCTCACCGAGTTGAGCGCGCCCGTGATCGTCGCCTTGCTCACCCCGGCCGCCCCGAAGAACCCGAGCGTCCCGCCGGAATTGCCGATCACCGCGGCCGGCGCTTGCAGCGTGACCTTGGTGGGCGACACGAGCTGAACGCCGCCAGAGAAGAACCGCAGGTATTGCGTCGGCGCGCCGTTGAGAAAGCCGCCCAGATACAGGCCGTCCGCCATGTCGAATTGCCGGAACGAGCCCGGGTTGGCCTGCCCCTTGTTGGCGACCACGCTCGAAATGTCGCGCGAGGCGAACACGGCGAGCCCTATGTCTCCCGCTTTCGGGTCGATCTGGACGGCGTTCGTGCCGCCCTGGAGCCGGAAGAAAGGGAGCTTGTGAAGCTGGGCATGGGGGATCGCGTTGCCGGAGCCGTCCAGCATGTTGACGAGCGGCTGGACGTCGACCGTGCCGGCGGTCACGAGGCTGTCGTCCGAGGGGTAGACCGCGACGACCTTGACGAGCGTAGCGGTCGCCAGCTCGCCGAGGATCATCCTGACGATAAAGTCAAGCGCGTTCTTGTCGCTGGCGAGCGTCGAGAGGTCCGCTGTTCCGGCGTATGCGTCGTCACTTGGCAATGGAGGTGTGCCCCAACACCGAACATTGCGCCTGCGTGAACCACTTCCCGCCCGGCGTCTCTGATTCGAGATCGTGTATAACGTCGAAGACGGTCCACGTCCCGCAAGCCGGCGTCAAGCTGCTCTGAATTTGCACGTTCCCGCCGAAGACGATCGACGGATTAAACAAGCATTGAACCAATAGCCCGTTTTGCTGGAATTGCGGATACCCCACAAGTCCAGTCGTCGGCGTAAGCGACGGGACAGCGCCGCCGCGGCTTCCGGTCTTCGGCCAGATGGCGAGCGTGTTTTTCGCGTCGTCTATGAAGAAATTGAAGTTACCGGCCCGCGCGACCTTCTCAAGTTGCTGGCGACCCGTGCCCCATAAGTACGGGTTGACGAGCTGGACCTTTACGCCGTTGTTTTCGAAGGCGTAGCCCATTTGATTAGCGAGGCCGGAAACGATCGTCGCCGCGTCAGCGGTCCCGGAGAAACTCGACGGCGGGAGCGGTTTGAGCCGGTCGATCAGGCCGGTGAACGCCTGGACAATGAATACGACTTCCGGTGCGTTGTTGGCGTCAACCCACGCCTCTTGAATGATCCCCGAGAAGGCGACGGCCTTTCCGTTCAGGTCGTCGCCCGCCGTGACCGTGACGGTGTTCTTGCGGCCAGAGAGGAGCGGCTTTCCGAGCGTTGAAAGCGCGTTCATTTGGCTCATGTCCATCCCGTAAACGCGGAGGTCGCAGGAGGTCAGAGACACGCCGCCGGCCTTGTGAATCGTCGCGGCCACACGGAGCCCGGTAATGTTGACCGTGTCGCCGGCCCCGCTCCCGAAAGAGCCGGTCCCGAGCGTGAAGCTTACGTCAATTGCGCGTTTCGGGAGCGTCACGGGTTCGTATAAACGAGGACCCAGCGCGAGCCGAGCCCGCTATAGCTGGGGTCTTCGCTCCCCTCGGTGTCGATGAACGCGAGGTCGCCGATGAAATTCCAGTATTTATCCCGGATGATCCGAACGCCGTTCAAGCAAAGCACGCCGCTCGGGAGCGGAACCCCGTTCATGGAAACGTCGATATAGAGCCCCGTCGACCGCTGATACACATTGAGCGACAGCGCTTGACCGTTGAGCGTCACGCTCACGGTTTGCGACGGGACCGGGTTGAGGGGGACGATCTGGTTCGACATTAGTTCGGCGGCCCCTCAAGCGAAGAGTCGATCGCCGCCGACTGCGCGGGGGACGGGTTGGCCGGCAAGACCGGGCCGGTGTTGGTGTTCGCCGCGCCGGCCGGCGTCTTGGTGTTGGTGAAGCTCGCCGAGGCGGTCGCCCGGATCAACCGGAAACCTAGCTCGACGCGGAGCAACGTCGCGCCCCGTTCGGCGGTGCGCTCATAGTCCAGATGGACGCAATTGCAGCTTCCGTAAGACCACTCCGGCGTCAAGACCGTAAATAGGCCGGTTGATGCTAGGATCGCCTCCGCTTCGGAAAGGAACATGCGCCGGTCGGCGTCGCTTCCGCCTTTCGTCAGCGTGATCCGAACGTCATACGGCCGCTCAACTTTGTTATAGGATTGGAACGAACCGCCCTCGACGGGGAAATCCGGCACGACAAATTCGCGCGCGTAGTCGAGCGCGGCGACGTTGTCGGCCAAGAGCGCCGGGAGGCCGCTCGCGGAGTAGACGCCCCATAGGAACGAGTCGAGCCCGAACGCGTTCGCGAGCGCCGAGACGGCCCCCGAGACCAACCCGTCAACGAAGGTGGTCGCCGCATTGCGCAGCACGGGCGGGACGCCCGGCACATCGGGGACGTCGGGAAATTGCGGGACGGAAAGGAAGGGCAGGGCCATCAGGACGTCCCCACGTTGCTTTGCGGGATCGCGTCACGAAGGGCCGGCGTGATCCCCTGCGCGATCCCTCGGGCGTCGGTGGCGGCGGTGTGGACGTCGACACGCCCGATCGTGACCGTCGTTTGCGCGAGGGTCACGCCCTGGCCGCCGTACTGCGACAGAGCCGCGAGGCCCCGGCGCATGTCTCCCGCCGCGCCGGCTGCGCCCGGCCGCATGAAGTTGTTCACGTAGGCGCGGAGCGCGGCCTCAGAGCTGGACGAGCCGAGCACCGAACGACCACCCGAATCGCCGCCGCGCAGCTCCCACACGAGATAGTCGAGCTGCTGGGCTTCGGTCGGGTTGGGGCCATACCGCCGGAGCAGCTCGCGCAGACGCGCGCCGCGCCATTGGCCGAGCCCATACGCGCCGTGGCCGCCTCCGGTCCCGTTGAAGGCCGCCGGGTCGAACCGGGTTTCCGCGCCGATCCCCGCCGCGATCCCCTCGGCGTCGGTGGCGCTGATTCCGCGGGCCTGGAGCGCCGCCGAGACGCGTCGGAAGCCCTCGGCTTGGTTCGGAGCCGGGGCGGCTCCACGGGCCGCGGATGGGGCTTGGCGGGGCTGCGCCGCCGGATGCGTGACGGTCGGTTGCTGGCTCGGCGAGTGGCCGCGCAGAACGTCCCACATGCGGACGGCCGCTTGGACAAGCTGATTGATGAAGCCGCCGATATCGCGCGCCGCGTCCGAGACCGTCTTTCTCGCGGTGTCCCACGCGCCGGCCCAATCGCCGGAAAGAAGCCGGGCGACGCCGCGCACGAGGCCGCCGATCAGGTCGAGCGTGAGCTGAGCCACGGACCCCGTCGCCTGGAGCGCGAAACCGGCCGCCTCCATCCCTTCGCGGAAGGTCGGGTCCTTGCCGGCGGCGATCATGCCGCGGAGGAGCGTGAGGAGCGCCGGGGCGACGTTGCCCAGGAGTTCACGGCCAAAGCCGCCGCTCTCCGTGGTGAGGTCGGCGATATTGCGTTGCAGCTCTTCGGCCGCCCGGGTGTTCGCCTCCGTGACCGGCGCGAGCTTGCGTTGCTCAGCCAGCATGGAAGCGACCGCGTCGCGCCCGCGCTCCAGCGTCGACACCGTGGCCGGCGAGAAGCCCATTTCCCGCCCCAGCTCGGCCGCTTGGCGTGGGTCCATGCGCGAGAACGCATCGGCGATTTTGAGGAGCGTTCCGCTCGGGTCTTGCAGGTCCGAAAGCGAGACGTGCAAGAGGTTCAGATATGGAATGAGCCGTGATTGCCCCGTGAGGCTGATCTCCTGCGCCGCGCTGGCGAGCAAGCTCAAGTCCTTACTCGCGTCCTCCGAAGAGCCGCCGGCCCCGCGTATGACGCCTTGCCACGCGGAAATGTCCTGCGCGCTGACGCCGATATTGCGCGAGAGACGGCCGATCGCCGCGTCACCGTTGATCGTGTCGCGAACGAAGTCCTTGACCGCCTTGCCGGCCGTAAAGACCGTCAGGAGCCCGAGAAGTTCACCCTTGAGGGCGTTGAACGCGGCGCGTTGTTTCTTCGCGGAACCTTCAATCTCGGTCCCGCGCTTGAGCGCCGCGTCTTTCTCGTTCTTCGCGCGCTTCTCTTGTTCGTTGGCGACCTTGTCGAATTGCGTCGGGTCGAGACCGAGCAAGACGACGAAGGAGTCAAGTACCGTTGCGCTCATTCGCCACCCGCCTATTGTGCGCGTCGGTGTTGATTACCTCTAGGAGGTCGTACGCGTCCTCCAGGCCGTAAACCGTGTCCAGCTCGTGCAACGTGGCGTAACGGCTGGACACGATCACCCCGATTAGCCTGGGGATGTTTCGATATTCGGCGAACCGTCCTGAGTGTTCTGGCCCGTCGCCGCCCTCTTCGATTTCCAGAGGGCGGCGACCTTGGAAAAATCCACATGGAGCCGGAACACCTCCTTACGGAGCATGAGGTACGTTCCCGGCTCTTCAATGTCGGCGTCGTCGCCCGAGGGGTCGAGCTTGCGGAAGACCGGCTTCGCGACGTCGGGCGCGATCTCCACGCACCGGAGCATTTCGCCGAGGAGCGGCTCGGCGTCCTCATAGCGCACGCCGGCCAGCGCTTTGAGCCCGAGCGTCGCCAGCCCGGCGAAGCCCGCTTCCTCCGCGTCGTCGGGAACCTCCGCGCCGCTCGCGGCCAGGAGCAGAAACGCGCGCATGGCCCACCGCTCGGCCTGCGCCGCCGACATTTCGGTCAGCCGGAAGCGCTTCCCGTTGTCGCGGTCCTCCGACGCGTGCGTGAACTCGTGGACCTTGCGCGCCATGTCAGGCCGGAGCCCCCGGCGCGGACTCCCACACGATCCCGAAGGTTCGCGGCTTCAGGGTCTTTCCGGCCTCCGGCGCGGGCGTGTAGCGCTTGAGGATGCCGTTGACGAGCGACCACTTGCGGCCGACGCTCGGGATGTAGAGCGAACCGGAGAGCCACAGCTTTTCGCGGTTGGTCTGCTCGTAATCGTTGACCTGATCGAAGAAAAACATGCTCACCGAATCGGCTTGCAAGGTGATCTTCTGCGGAATCTCGACGGCGACCCAGCCGGCGCTGAGCTTGCCGTCGATCCCCATGGTCGTTTCCGCGTTCTCGACTTCGTCGAACGCGAAAGCGGCGTCCGCCGCGTAGCCCTGAATCTTCTGCGGCGTCGCGAAAAGACCGGCCGCCGCCAGCATGAGCACGCTGTTTGCGGAAGTGATCGTCTTGCCGGCCATTATTGAACCACCTCAGACGGGATGTTGAGCGACTGGACCGACTGGCCGTCCGTCCAGATGAGAAGAATGTTCGGGGAGCCGCGCGCGGAACGCACGGTCGCGCCCGGGTCGGTGACGGACAGATACCATCCGCGCGTCTGGAGGACGCTCGAAATGTCCTGGCCGGCGAGCGCGTTCGCTTCCGCGATCTGCGCGGACGAGAGGGTCACGCCCTTGCGAATGGCCCCGTAGTTGACCGCGGCGGTGATCGGGCTCAAGAGCGCCGCCTCAATGCCGGTGTAGCCGTCCGCGTTGTAGGGCACGGACCCGACCGCGGTGAGGTAGGTGAGCGCGGCGTTCCGGAGCGAGGAGTTGAGCCACGCCTGATCCGCGTAGGTGTCCGCCCACAAGAACTTGCCGGAGATCGACCCCGGATAGCAGAAGTTGAACACCTGGGAAGAGGTGCTCCACGACCCATAGTAGTTGTAGCCGTTCGCCTGGAGGTTGGCGGCCGTGGTCGCGTCCGTGACCCCCGCGGTCAGGCCCGACTGACCCTTAAAGGCCAGGGTGGCGCGACCGTTGAGCCGGGTGAAGTCGAGCGACGCCCAGAAACCCAGTACGAAGGCCCCGAGGTACTGATCGGAGGGCGACCAGATGGGGAGCGTGCCGGAATAGGTGGCGGCGGTAAGCTGCGCGCCGAACGAGGTCGACGCGGAGGACGAGCCGGCCGGCGCGGGGTCGGTGTCCCACCCGGCGAAAGCCTTCGTGCCGTTCATGCCGTCGACCCAGGCGGCGAAGTTCAGGCCGTCCGAGGTCGCGGGCTCCCAAGTGGTCGTGAACCCGAACCACTGATTGTTGATCCCGTTCAGGGCCGCCATGTTGACGGACGGAACGCCCTGCGCCGCGCCTTGCGAGCTGACGGCCCCGGTCGCCGAGGTCAGGTTGAGCGAGGTGGCGATTGCGCCGGAGGGGAACGCGATCGTCCCGGCCGCGCCGGGCGTGCCGCCCGTGATGACGAACGCCGACGACACCGAATCGAAGGTGACGGACAGCGCGCCGGAGGTGAGCGAACCGGACGCCACGGTCTGCGAATTGTTGACGTAGTACGTCCCCGCGCCGCCCGTGCCGGTCCCGGCCTGATAGATCACGGTTCCCGCGCTCGTGCCGTTGCCGGCGACGGCCTGTCCAACGTGGATCGTGCCGGAAGTCAGGGCCGAAACGGTAAGCGTGCCGTACGCGCCGGAGATCGTCTCGCTCGCGACGCTTTGCGTGCTGCTGACTTGGTAGGTCCCGACGCCGCCGGCCGTGCCGGTGAGCTGGGAAACGACGGTCGTTCCGGAGGTGACGCCGGTTCCGGAGATCGTCGCGCCCGCCACGATGGTTCCGCTCGACACGGCCGAGACGGAAAGGACGTTCCCGGTGATCGAACCCGTCGCGCTGAACGTGGCCGGCGCAATGGCCCCGGTGAACGCCGCGTCATTGGCGTTGAACGCGGTTTGGATCGCCGCCGCGGCGGCCGAGAAGCTCACGACCGCCGCGAGGTTGATCGACGCCGAGGTGTAGGCCACGCCGTTGACGGTCACGGACATGGTCCCCGGCGCAACGGCCTGGAGCTGCGCTAACGTCATGGTCGAGAGCGAGCCCCCGCGCACGAACGGGGAGACGCCGAGCACGTTGGTCGGGTACTGCGCGAAGAGCAGCGCGCCCGGCTTGGCGGTCGAATTGTCGTAGCCGCCGAAGTAGACCGTCGCCGCTGACGCCTCGTAGCTGGCCGCGCCGAAGTAGGCCGCGACCGCCGGCTGGTTCGGGAACGAGAGCACCACGCCGGTCGGGACGCGGGCGTTGTTCGTCAGGATGAGGCCGTTCAGCGACTGCGCCGCGCCGCCCGCCGGGAGGACCCCCGGGACCATCTTGACGAGCTGTTGGGCGGGAATGGCGGTCATAGCTACGGGGCTCCCGAATCAGCCGGCACGGCGAGATTGACCGTCAGGCTATCGGCGAATTGAATCGGCGTCGAGACGACCGGCGTAATTTGCAGGTTGGCGTTAAACGTCCAGCGGTTTTCTTGCTGCTCTTCGCCAGTCAGGAAGGCGAGCTGTTGCGGGTCGTCGCAGAATAGCGGCGTTACGTTACTCCCCGCGAATTGGTCGACGCCCCACGGGCTGCGGAATAGCGTTACTATGACTTGGGCCGCGTCGCCGCTATTGTCGCCGTGCACGTCAACTTGGATGACGAGCGTGTACGGCGCGGAGATATCGACGGTCGGGCCGTCCGTGGGGTTCTCCGGATTGTAGCTGGTCGACGGCTGCGCGAGCCCCTCCCGCCGTAGCGGGGTCAGCACGATATATTCGGGCTCCGGCGGCGGCGCGACGCGGTTGCTCTGGCCGAGGATGACGTTCTCCGCCGGGAGCGTCGGGTTGACCGTTCGGAGGAAGGTTCCGAGCGCGGTGATCGCCGCCGACTCGGTGACGCTGGGAACGAAAAGGGTCATGCCGCGGGCCTCGTCTGGAGCGTGAGCGCGACCTTACACCACCCGCCCGAGCCCCAGGTTTCGAGCACGGCGACCACGAGCCACGTCCCGGCGTCGGCGGACGTCCCGGGCACAACGAGCAAGTCGCCGCCCTTGCCCCGCGCCCGGTCGATCCCCTCAACGTTGCCTTGGAGGTAGGCCACGCGCTGCACGCCCTGGACGTTGAGCGCGTCGAGCTGGCGAACGTCCTTGCCGCCCACGGCCTGAATGTCCGCCGTGACCGTCACGGGGGCCGCGTAGCTCGGCGTCTGTTTGAAGTCCGCGCCGGTCGTGTAGCCGGTCGAGAGCAAAAGCTGACAGCCGGGCACGGGAGGCGTTACGGCGCGCACGGCCTGCGCGGTGAGGGCCTGGAGGTTCATTCCGCGTCGTCCTGTACGTCGTGTCCCGTCGAGTGGAGCATGTGGGAGGTGTCCACGAGCGGCTTGGCGAAGCCCTTGCGCTCGATAGTGGCCGGGGCCAGGGGCGGGTCATTCGTCTGAACGATCGCCTCTTTGAGCTGCCCCTCGATCCCCTCGCCCATAAGCTCTAGGGCGGTCTCCGCGTCATAGCCGTGCTCGGTGACGAGCTTTGCGAGCGCGTCGGGCCAAGAGGCTTTCTTCGCGGCCACCATGTTAGAGAAGAAGGGGCGGGCGGGGATGCCTCGGGACGGCGCGCCGAAGTTCTGGACCGCCGCCACGAGCGCCACCGGGGTTCCGTTCGGGTACTTCGCGCCCTCTAGGAACCCGGCACGCAAGGACCGCTTGCCCTTGAGCTTCGCCGCCAGGGCCTTGAGCACCTTCGCCGATCGGTCCCCGCCCCGGATCGTCGCCATGGCCCTAGAGCAAGGCCCCCATTCGGTACATAGCCGACGCCTTCCAGAAGGCCGCGCCATATTGCGTCTGCATGAACCAATCCGCGCCGCGTTCGGCCGGAGCCATTTCGAGCTTGACGCTCACGCTCCCTTGCGATGCGTCCGACACCCGGCCGACTGAGCCGATCCGGCTCGGGTCGTCCAGGGCGGCGAGGTGCGCCACGAGCATTCCCAGGAGCCGGAGGCGCGGCTGATAGGTCGCCGGGTCGCACGGGACCAAGCTGCAATCCTTGTTCTCGCAATAGGTTTGCGCTTCGTCGAAATACTCCGCGGCGAGGGTCTGGTTGACCGTCGCCGCAAGCGTGGGATAGCGGGCCGCCCACGCCGTATAGTCAAAGACGGCGACGGTCACGGGGTCAGTCCTCGCCTTCTTCCTCGTTGGTCGGGTTGATCGCCTTCAACTTCGCGCCGAGCTTGTCTTGCTCGATCGGGTCGGCGTTGTTCGGGAAGTCCTCGGAAATCTCGGTCGCCATGGACTTGGCCGACAGCTCATCGCCCACGGCGAAGACGAGCATGTTGCGGAAGGCCGGCGTGTCCTTGGACTCTTCGGCGATCTTTTCCCACAGGTCCTTGGGGACGTTCTTCGTGATCCCGTAGCCGCTAGTTCCGCTCGTGCGCTGGGCGACCACGTCGAACTTGTGCGTCAGCTCGCGGCCGGTCTTCGGGTGGATCGGATGGCGGTTGCCGTTCAACCGGACTTCGCGGATGAGCCCGGTCTTGTCCTTGGTCGAGAGGATGAGGCCGTTCGGGATTTTGCAGCCGACGGTGACGGTTTCCATGGTTCGCCCCTAAATGCAAAGCGCGCCGTCCTATCCTGGGCGGCGCGCCGCATTCGATCGCGATTCGCCGGGGCCTTAAACCCCGATCATGCTCGCGATGGCGTAGGGAACCCGGAGGATGAACCCCCAGCCGCCTTGAGACTTCTTTTGCTTCCAGGCGGAAAGCTCCTGCACGATGTTGTGCGCCCGCATCTTCTCGGTGAAGGCGCAATAACAGACGTCTTGCCCCTCCACCTTGTCGAGGATGAGCTGCACCACCTCGCCGGCCGTCGTGTTGTATTCGGGCGCGGTCTTGATCTCCAGGCCCGGAAACGATTTCTTCAGCAGGTCCAGAACGGACACGTTGAAGGAGTTCGTGGCGGTCATCGCCATTTCGCTTTCCGGCGACATGGCGAGGGTGAACTTGTCCGTCCGCTTGATCGTGCCGCCGCCTTGCTTCACGAGCTGGTAATACAGCGACTGAACGTCGGTATAAATCTCGTTGGCGGTGGCGGTGATGACGCCGGAAGTCACCCACGGGCCGTGAGCCTGCGAATTGTACGCCTTCGGGCCGGGCTGGATCGACGCGGCGAGCGACGGCTCGTTCAAGATGCCGTAGTTCTGGAGACCCGCAATGCCGTTGAAGTACATGCGGTTCTGCATCTTGTCCAAGATGAGCGCCGACGCCACGTTCAGTTGCGCCGCCCACCCGATCTTGGCGAGGCCCATCCGCTCCAGCGTCTTTTCGCCCCAGCGCGTCACCGTCTGGTAATGGAAGCTCTGACGCTGGGGGAAGTTGACGTTCGCGCCCACCGACCCGTTGTCGTTGAAATCTCCGTACGCGGAGGTTTCGCCGGTGTTTTCCACCACCGGGAAGGTCGCCGTCTCGGTGAGCCAGTCGCCCTTGCGCACCTCGCCGACGATCTCCGCGGCTTGGTTCGGGGTCACGAGGACCCGGATGAGATCGGGGTCGACGTAGTTCGTCAGGTAGGCGGGGACGCCGGCCGAAGACGTGGTGACGAGCGTGGGCTGCGCGTCAAACGCGAGTTCGCAGTCCTGCGCGTACAGCTCGGGGAGATAGTCCACGGTCTCACGCGGCAGCGTGATTCCGTATTCCCGCTCCAGGCGAGCGAAGTCCTTGTGACGTTGGATGGTCATTTCCCGCCCTTACCCGAGAGGCTGCGAAGACATTTTGATGAGGTCGCCGACGTCGCCCCAGCTCTGCGCGTACCACTTCGTTTCGATTTCCGAGGTGGTGGTGAGCGCTTCGCTGGCGACGGTCTGCGACGCGCTGACGACGTAGGTTCCCACGCCGCCCGCGCCCGTCCCGAGGGCGGTGATCGCGGTGCTCGTGACGCCCGCGCCGCTGACGATCTGGCCCACGGCCAGCGCGCCCGAGGCGACGGCCGAGACGGTGAGCGTGCCGTACGAGCCCGAGACGGTCACGGCCCCGGCGGTGCTCTGGAAGGTCGACACCGCGTAGGTCCCGACGCCGCCGGTCGTGCCGGTGAGCTGCTCGCTGATGGTCGTGCCGGAAACGATGCCCGTGCCGGAGATCACCGCGCCCGGGACCACGGTGCCGGAGCCCACGGCCGAGACGGTCAGGACGCCCTCAGTGATCTGGCCCGTCACCGAGAAGGTCGCCGGGGCGATGGCCCCCGTGACGCTCGCGCCCTGCGCCGGGGAGCCGGCGGCCCGGAAGGCGATCGCCCCGGTGGTGTAATTGGCGTACGCCTTCATGCCCACCTGAACCGGCGAGCCCGAGGTGTTGCGGACCCAGAAGTCGCCCGACTTGTAGACGGTGACGGGCTGGCCCTTCTGGATGGTGTACGAGCTGTCCGCCAGATAGTTGACGATGGTGGCGGACATTTGCTGGCGGCCGACGAGCCCGGTCGGAGCGCCGATACCGGAGCTGGACAGGGTCGTACCCTGGCCGGTCGCATCGGCGGGGTCCGCCCAGGCGAAATTCCCGATGGTGACGCCGGAAGAACCGGCGACGTAGCCGCCGGGGATGGTCAGGGCGACGGCGTGCGGGTTCGCCGAAGCGAAGTCGCCGGGCAGCGCCGGGGCCGGGTTCCTGTTGACGACGGTTTGGAGCATTGCGGCGGGTCCTTAACCTGATGCTGACGGGGCGCGCGGGGCCTTAGAGGCCCCGCTTGAGACGGCCGGCGGTCGGGAACCGCTCGCGGAAGTCGTCGCCCTTGCCGTCCATGGCGATCGTCTCGCGGCGCGGCTTGGGCGCGTCGCCGGTCGGAAGCGCCTTGAACAGCCCGCGGTAGGCGGATGGCTCGACGCCGTTGAGGTCGACGCCGCGTTGCTCCAGCGCGAACTTGTAGACGGCCGCGGCCGAGTCCATCGCGACCTTGATCTCACCGACGACGGGGAACACGTCCCGCTCGGCGTCGCGAATGGCGTTCAGGCGCGCGATCGTGTTGCGCTCGATGGTGGCGGCGTCCATGGCGGGCCTGTCGTCCTTGTTCTTCTCGTCCTTGGGCTTGGGCTCACCCTCGCCCGGCTTCGGCGGCTCCTCGCCGCCGTCCTTCGCGCCCTTCGGCTTCACCATGTCGGACGCGGCGGCGAAGTCCTCATCGCCCAGCTTGCCCTTGAGGAAGGCGAGGAGCTTGGCGACCGGGTCCTCATCGCCGTCGTCCACGGCGGGGGTGTCCTCGGGCTCGGGGAGGTCGTCCGATTCGTCGGCCGGGACCGCGCCGTTGAGCGCGCCGATGACCTTGACCACGTCGTCCACGTCCAAGCTCTCGTCCTGCGCCAGGAGCGGGGTCGCGGTGCGAACCACCTTCGCGGCCAGGGCCTGCGTCTCGGCCTTGAGGTTCTTGCGCGACAGACCGGCCAGGATCGGCGACGGATCGAAAGCCTTATCCATCGCCAGCTTCGGCCCCACGAGCGCGCGGAGGGCTCCGGCGGCGAGAAGGGCGGTCTTGGTCTTCATCGGGATAGGCCCCTCGATTTGGCTGTCAGCCACAACAACGTCAGACCCGGCGCGCCCTGATTCGACTAGCGCGACGTGATTTCCAAGGATGCTGCGCATAACTCCGTCGTAATGCAAGCCCTCGTAAGTACCGGGAGTCATATCCGGAGAATAACGGTATGCGGCGGACAGCTCGACGACTTCCCGCGATTCGATCGCGGCAATCGCTTCAGCATCCCAAAAGCAAAGGGAGTTGCGCAAATACGGGTTAGAGAAGTCCGCATCCGTCCCGAGAGACCCAATCGTCAGGTCTTTCATGGGCTTCTTGGCGTTAACCGGGACGTGGCGGCTAAGAATTTGCAGATTGTTGAACGACGCCGCGCCCTTCGCCAGCTCATCGGGGTCACGGAGCATGTAATAAACGCGAGACGGATCAAGCCCGAGGTCTTGGAAACCCGGGATTTCGTCGCCGCGATACGGGTTGACCGTCGCCTTGCTGATGTTCGACACGCGCACATGCAGCCGGCCGTCCGCGTCGTAATAGCGGGCCGAGCGATCGAAGGCGAAAAGGACGGTGGCGTTCATCGGACCGGGTCCATTTGCGGGGGCGTCCAGTAGGCCGAGAGCGTGACTTCCGCGGTCGCCTGATCCGGGAAGCACAATTCGACGGTCTGCGTCGGGTTGGCCGGGTCGTCGCCAGCCCACACGCCGTCTAGCGGCGCGGCGACTTGGTACTGAGCGGCGGCTGGCGTGTTCGACAGTACGTCAGGCGTGGCGATCAGACGGTACCCGGGTTTTGGCGCATAGACCGGGTTGCCGTTGGCGTCGGTCCCGGTCTGTACGCTCGGTGAGATCGGCATGACGTTGCCGGCCCAGGTCCCAGAGGGCTGGGTCTGCGCGTGGGCCACACCCGCGAGGGTCACGGCCAGGGCGAAGGCGAGGAGGGTTCGCATGGTCGCTCCTAGTGCGTGAGGGCTTGTTCTTGAGCGGGCGACTTGGCCTGTTGATAGACCGTGATCGCCTGTACGTAGTCGTTCAGCCACGAGTCCCCGAGGCTTTCACCGACGCCGATACTCAGTTGCGTGAACCTTGGAACTGTCGGAGCTGCGGACCCCTGATACCCGGTTGTGCCGTCCAACATACCGGACGGGGTGGCAGGCCCGGAACCGATTACCTTGTGGGTTCCGATACCCCACGAGTTGCCGCCCCCAGCGCTTAAATACACAGTCCCATTCGCCACGTACCGCACAGCAAAGTTAGCGCCGGTATTCTGTCTGAACAGAGAGAGGCGATTGTTCAACGTACCATCGCTGAGGGACACCGCGTATTCATTCATAGGCCCTGCGACTGCTCTCGACGTGTTGACCTTCGCCCATAGAGTCACGCCCGCGCCCGGCTTGAGGCCGCCAACGCTCGCCACGTCCGCCGCCCGAGTCGCCGAGGCGGAGGTGGTGGGGGTGCAGGAGGTGGCGAAGGCGAGGGCCTCAATCTGCGAACACCACGCATACACGCCGGAGCTACCCGTCCCCGCAAAGGACGTCGTCGTGCCGTTGTTCAGGTAGTTGTTGAGCGCGACCTGCGTTCCTGCGCCTTTGGTCGAAGTGAGCGCGACCCAGCACCATCCATTGTTGACGGGCACGGCTTTCGCCGACGTCCCCGACCATGATCCGTTGCTCGTGGTCGCGTTCAGCGTGCAGGTCGACAGGTTGACTACCGTGTACGCGTCCCCAGACGTCAGGTCGCTCATGTCCAACTGAAGGAGCGAATACTCGCCAGCCTTCAGGTACTCCGAAGCAGTCACGACACCGTTCGCGATGGTGACGGGCTGCGAACGGATGTGCGTCCCGTTCGTGGTCGTGTCGAGAATGTGGGTCGCGGTCGTCGTCCCATCGGGAGCGGCTGCGGCGTTGTTGGTTGCGGTCGTGCCCCCGGTGCCCCCGCTCGCCCAAGGCGACGTACCAAGCGCGTTCGACTGCAAGGTCAGGTTCGTACTCGCCTGCTCCACCAACAGCCCCAGGTCGGTGATCCGGGGATCGTTGACGGACACCGCGCTCCCGGCGGTGGCGATGTAGGCGGTCGGGTAGCCGCCGGCCGGGGCGGGGATGCCTTGAAGCTCCTCCTGCACCTCGTAGTATCGCAAAGTGAAGTCGTAGCTCTGCCCGTTGGCGATATTGCTGCAGGTCCGCAGCGCGGGCAGAACCCGAAGCGTCGAGGCGTTCGATAGCGTGGCCGTCCACGAGAAGCGTGTGAGGGCAGAAGTCAGCGCCAGCGCCGCACTATCGTTCTCTCGGATATACGTTCCTGTGCCGCCGCCTTCTTGCTGGACGAGGCAAATTCCGCCGCTAGGAAGCGTTCCGCCAACGAGCGCGGCGCTCAGACTTTCGGTCCACGTTTGGCCCGTGGCTGCGACGATCTGATTGCTGCTTTCAAAATACGAGTAGAGGGCCGCAGCCGTGCCGGTGTTGGTCCCGAAGTACCGCACGTCCACCATGTTGCCGTTCGCGGTCGGCGTTACCGCGACGATCTGGACCGAAAGCCCCGCGCCGTTGGTACCCGGCGACGGCCATGTGGTCGGCATGGCCCCGCCCGAGCCGAGCGTTCCGACCGTCGCCCCGGTCGCGTTGCCGTTGCGGATGCTGTTCGTCCGCGTCGGGAAGTAGACGAGCGACAGGTCATAGCCGTTCGGGTCGTTGACCGTGACGGCCGAGCCCGAGGTCGGAACGTAGGTCGCAGCGGTCGGGCCGTGGTTCACCATCGGCGCGCAGATACGGAAGGTCGCATCCACTGGGAGGCCCGTTCCGGCAACGGCGGGGCTCAGAAAGAACGGCAACCCGGCGGCGGCAGCGTTCCCGACAGTGTGGGTGTTGGTCGTGCGGGTAAGTGTAGACGTCGCCGACAGGGCGACGTTGTATTGCGATCCGCTGATGTAGTTGCCGTTGCTGTTGGCTTCAGCCGTGGCGAGACTAACCCCGCTCAGGTTGTTAGTGGTCCCGCCGACAAGCGATGAGTACACCGATCCGGTAAATACTTGGCCGGTCGCTGCTGGGATCGCGATGCCCGACGAAAAGTAGACCTGCGGAGCGCCCGTGCTAGTGGTCGTCCCATATAGCCGCTCGTCGACGCACTGAAAGCCGCCTTGCTGGCTCAGGCCGACGACTTGCCACGTCAGGCCATCGCCATTGGTCGTGGCGAGCCAACCGGTCGGCTGCGTTCCGTTTCCCCCAACTTGGGCGACCGTCTGCGCTCCCTGCATCGTCGAGTTCGGGACGAAGTTCGTACTCGTCGCGTTGTTCGCATACCCCGCGCTCGACCGGCTGAACGATGCGCCGGGGAGGGCGGAGAACGAGGCGTAATTGACACCGCGCTCGGCGAAGCTCTGCGACGTGGTCTGAAAATTCAGCGCGAGCGTCGGCGGCGGGACCGGCGACTTGAGAAGCGAAACGACTTGCGCGGGCGTCAGAGCTTCGGCGGCCGGCGCGAGAAGGAGAGCCGCGAGCGCGACCGCGGCGGCGAGCTGACGGCGGCGCATGTTACTGAACCGCGCCGGCCGTCAGGATGAGGTCGGACGAGCTGGCCGGCGTCGTGCTCGTGGAGGGCACGAGGTAGACGTAAAGGCTCGTTCCGGGCGTGGTGTCCTGGTTGACGAACGGAAGCGCGCCGGTCGTCAGGCTCGCATACGTCGCCGTATCGCCCGTTCCGCTGTTGACCGTCGCCAGGGCGAGCGGGATGGGCTGGCCGCCCACGAGATAGGGCCTGTCCGCGGCGTTGAGGCTGAACGCCGCACCGTCCGCGCAGGTCGTGACCGGCTGACGCGTGAACACGTAGGCGGAGAACGTCGCCGTCTGTCCGCCCTTGCTCTGGAGCCCGAGCGAGACGAGCGTTCCGCCCGCGCCGGGCCACCGGGTCGCGCCGCTCAGGACGATCAAGCCGCCCTCGCATTGGCCGGCCGCGTGCGAGCCCGTCCCGACCGTGATGGTGGGCGAGGGCATGGCGTAGAACCCGGCGACGGCCGGCGGCCCGGATTGCGCCGCCGCGGGGGTCACGGCCAAGGCGGCGACCGCGACCGACGCGGCCAGGGCGGAGAAGAGCTTACGCATTGGCGGCCCCCGACAGGCGAAGAGTGATTCGCCCGGGAGCGTAGCAGCAAAAAGGCCCCCGCGGTGAAACGGGGGCCTTGCGATACGCTGGCCGGGCAACAGTCAAAGTCCTGATTCGGAACAATGAACCGGCCGGCGAATGCCTGGAGGGCCTTAGCCCTCGGTGCTGGTGCCCTGGTCGGAGGTGTCCGCCGGGGTGTCGGTGACGGAGCCGCTCTCGGGCATGGTCTGCGCGTCGCCGCCCTGCTCGGCCGGGGCGGGGGTGTCGGTCTGATCGGCCGGCGCGGGGGTGTCGGCGGCGTCGCCCGTGTGGTCGGCCAGGGACGCGGCGATGGCGGCGGTCTCGTTGTCGACCTTGTCGGCGAGGGCGTTGAGCTGGATCGACACGTCATCCGCGGTCGCGGCGTTGGTGGCGGTCTCCCGCATCTGCGCGGTCGCGGCCTGCGACGAAGCGATCAGCGATTGCACGCCCGCGATGAGGGCGGTGACGGAAGCGGTGAGCCTCAGAGTAGCGTCGGTGTTCTTTCCCATGGTCCTTGTCCCGATGAATAGAGCGACCGCGTAGAGGGCGACGGCCGCCGCGATTGCGTAATTTGCGAGCTGCATTGTCTCCCCGACGTAGCGGAGCCCTGTGTCTGGAGGGCGTTGACCGATTCGTCAACGGGACATTTTTTAGCGTTGACGGCCGCGTCGTCGTACCGTACGACAGGGCATCAACACGGAGACCCCGGCCATGGCCGCTCGCAAAATCCACCTCCAGGCGAACGCCGGAATCCGCATGGCCCCTTTCGCCTTTTGCGCGTCTCGGATCAATGGCCGTGGTAAGGTCGAATTTAACGGGCGTCGCTCTTACGCCTTCATGGCCTCCGAGATCGTCAGCGCCGAAAAGTTTATCGCGACGCCGTCCGCGAATCGTTGCGCCCATTGCTGTGACGTCCTCCGTCAGCGTCGCGACAGACACCCGAAGACCTATGCCGCTATTTGCGCCCCGGAGCCGAAACGATGAGCCGCCGAACCGTCAACGAAATGCCGCGGGGCACATGCTCGCAATGTAAGGCCGAGCCTGTGCTCCTACGCCGTGACGGTCGTTGCCGGGGCTGTCGCGACGACGAGGCTTCGGCGAAGGGACGGCGGCTCGCTTGCCTCATCCCCGGGCCGAAGCGATGAGCCGCACCCGCAACCTCCTCCTCGCCAAGGCCGGCCCCGAATGGGGGCCGGTTCCCTTGCGCCGCGTCCCGAACCCCACGCTCACGCGCCTTTGCGCCGAAGGTGTGCTAGAGGTGCGGCTAGTCCCCGGCCCGAACCAATCGGGCCTCTTGCGTGTCGAATACCGGCTCAAACAGAAGGATTGACCATGTTCGCGCTCGTAATCATGGTGTGCACCTCGCACATCCCGGCGCAATGCACGCGCCTTGACGATACGCGCCGTTTCGAGACGGTGCAGGAATGCCAGCACGCGGGCTACGCGCTGCCCCCGAAGCTCATCGGCCGCAACGTCCGCGATTTCGCTTGTCAGACGGTCGCGGACGAGCCGCGTGCTGGCTTAGACTTCATGCGGGGCGACTATTGGTCCGGAGCGAAGCACTACCGTACGCCCGAGGAAGCTGGTCTCTCGTGCTCGCCGGGGCCGTGCACGATCACTAAAGACGGTCTGTACGTCGACCCGGCGAAGTGAGGCGCGCGGCGGCCGGGCGCGTTCTCAACCCATGGCCGCATCCGAACCCCTCTTAGGCGCGCTTCAGGCGTACGTTGAGGCCGCCGTCGCGCACGCGATCGACCCCGACCGTCCCGAGCCCGTGGGCGAGGCGCGAGCCTTGTCCGCGGCGCTCGACGCTCACGTTGCCCGCTGCGTCGCCGAGACGCTCGTTAAGATGCGGGAGGCCGCCCGGCTCTAAAAGCCCGGGATGACCGATTTACTCACGCACCGGCAATTGATCTCGTGGCCGGGCCAAGTCCATTTCCCCTCAAGGAACGCGCCCGTCTCGACGTTGTAGCGCTTCCCGCTAAACGCGAGATGTTCCGGGCGCGGATGCTTGCCGCCGCCGGAGTGAATCCAAATCGCCTCTGTGATCCCAAGCTCTTTTTGCCGCACGCGCTGGTAAACGGCCGTCGCCTTATTGTTCTGGTCGCGGGCGATGAACTCGGCGCGCCGCTTCGTTATCCCGTGACCCTGGCCGAGTTGTTCCGTCAGGGCGTGAAGGTCACGGCCAGCTTGGACGGATTGCATAACGACCGTCTCGACGTTTTGCATATACCGTTGCGGGATGCTCTTAATGAGCCCGACGTTCTCGCCGATGATTGCTTGTTGCGCGTCGTTCTGCATCCGTGTCGGCCGGAACCTGACGGACATGCCCCGCTTCCGGAGCATCGCGGCGAGCTGCGCGTCCGAGCGCTCCGCGGCGGCCTTGGCGAAATACTCGGCCAGCTCCTCGGATAGCTTGTCGAAATCCCGTTGCCAGCGCCGGGCGAGCCGCCGCACCTCGCGCCGCAGCTCGACGGCCGGCGAGGCGTCCGCGGCCATTTCCGGCTCGTTCGCCCGGTAGCGCGCCTTGAGCCAGAACGACACGCTTCGCGCCATGGCGTCGATCCGGGCCTCAAGCTTGCGCTGATATGCGAGCTGTAGGCCGACGTTCGGTCGAACCGGGTCGAGCGTGCGGACGCCCTCCCGGGTGAGCTGCGCTTGGCGCGCTCGGGCCTCCCGGCTCATGGCGCTTTGGGCGGCGGGTTCTCGCCCTCGGGCTTGCCGTTCCCGTCGTCTTCCTCGTGCATCCCGTCGTCCGGTACGTCGTCACTCGGCGGGGTGGGTAGGGGCTTGGATAGGTCGAGCCCGTGGTAGGGGCTGGATTCGTCCCGGGCGAGCTTGGTGCGTACTTCCTCGCCGTCGATAGCCCCCATTTGGAAGTACAGGTTGTCCGTCTCGGCTTCGGTCTTGCGGTTGGTGATCTTCGCCGTCTCGTCCAGCTCCCACAGGTCGACGAACTCGAAACCGATATCCCGATCAATCTCGCCCCACAGATGCAACATGAGCATGTGAAGCGCGCGGGTGAGGTGCGAGGTGAAGAGCGCCTCTTGCTGCGCCTTGATCCACGCAAAGAAGACCTTGATCTCGCCGTCGCTCGACGCGTTGAGACCGCTGGGCGTGATCCCGAAGAGCACCACGAGCGGAATCCCGAACACGGCCGCCATGTGCTCTTGCGCCTGCGCCTGGAGCTTGTCGAGCGTCCCGAGCGGCGTCGCGATGTTCGCCAGCTCCTCGCGCTCTTTGTCCATCACGGCCACGCCGCGCTTGTCACGGGCGAGCTTGTAAAGCTCAATCCGCTTGCGGAGCTGCGCAACCGCGCCGTCATTCAGTACCGACGAAAGGTCCGTCTTCAGGACGTCTTTCGAGAAACTGTTTACCGTCCCGTTGACGTTGCTGCGCGTTTCAAGCCAGTTGTCGACATACTCAAGGGCGATCTGGATTAGCGACAGACCGCCGAAGCTATACGCCGGCTTGAGGATATCGGAGACGGGCCGGCTTACGAACGTGAGGAGCCGGGAGGCGTGGACCTTCCGGCCCATCACGAACCACGACTGAGGCTTGTAGAACTTGGCGCTAAGCGGGTTCGTGGTGTTGTAGTCGTTCGGGTAGGTCCAAATGGGCTCGACGACCCGGAAGCCCTTGAGCGAGCCTTTCGGGAAGGTGCGCGGGTCGAGGATCAGCGGCGTCGCGAGGACGTCGTCCCGGTCGGCGTCGCCCGTGTCGGGGTAAATGTGCGAGCGGCCGAACCACCCATCTAGCTCGGCCCCCGCGCGGAAGGCGTCGCGAAGCCGAAAGTTCTCCATGGCCGTCTTCAGCTCGTCGAGCCGCTCGGCCTTGTCCTCATCGCCCGCGCTCGTGAGCTTGACCCACTTCCGCGTCATTTCCTTAGCGATGATCTCCGCCGGCCGGCGAAACTCGGCGCGCTGCGACAGCTCGGCGAGGAGCGGATATCCGAGAAAGCCGATTCCGGCGTGATGCGTCCCGCCGTTGGCCCACCGATAGACGTCATTGATCCGGGGGTCGGAGTCCATCGCGAAGCGCGACAGCTCGCGCCCGTTGATGTTCGACGGCAGGACGCCCGGCGGCGGCTCGGGGATGACGAACGCGGAGCGCGACGTCTCGGCCGCCGCTTCGGCGCGCAGCTCGGCCAGGGCCAAATCGTTAATTTTGAGGCCGCGGCGCTTCGGCTGGGCGGTCACGGCTTCGCTCACAGGAGCCCCCTCAAGGCGTCGTCACTGATTCGCATAGGCTGACGGCTGGTCGAGCTGTACGCAATCATCACGGCGTCGGCCAAGTTGGGCGATTTCGTCCCGTCAGGTTGCTTGTTCACCTCAATTTTTCCGTCCGTGGTGAGCTTATACGTGGGCTGGGAAAGTTCGCCCTTGAGTTTCGCCAAGATCGGAAGAGACGAGGGGATACAAATGATGTGGTTGATATCGAACGGCCCGCTCTTCGTGACCGCCCGATACGTGTTCTGGAAACGCAAACGCAGCGACCACCACGCTTGAGGTTTGAGCCGCGCGAAGTAGTCCTTATTTTTGCGGCCCTTGACGTCCTCGCCCTCGGGATCGAACACCTCGCCCGAGCCCCGGAACGGCGAGGCCGTGAGCTGGCGACGGCCCGCGGCGGCCCGGCCCTCGTTGATGACCCGGGCGTCCCCGCGGCAACCCGCGCCCAGGCCGTCCGCGTCGTACTTGAAGCCGTCGAGCTGGAGCGTGTCGCAAATGTCGAACGCCTTAACCGTGGTGGCGAAGGTGTCCGAGCCCTTGCCGCTCCACTCCTCCAGATGCTCCAAGAGCGGGCCGTAGCGGGCGCAGAACGCGTTGAGGTCTTTCCCTTCGTCGGCCACGTCCAGGCCCCCCGCGCGAACGCCCGTGGGCGCAACGCCGAGCTTCGCGAGGCTGTCGATCGCCGCCTCAACCCATTCGCTCGGGATCAGGACGCCGAGCGCCGACGCGTTGTAATTGCGGTCAACCTCCTGCGCGACGGTCACGGGGTCGTGCTCTTCGCAGAAAGCGTCATACCACGCTTGATCTTTGCGGGGGTCGTCTCGCCAGTCGAAAATAAAGACGCGGAGTTTCCCGCCCCAACGCTTGAGCGCGAAGGGGTTGTTCATGCCGTTAACCGACGAAATGTCTATCCGACAATTCGTCGTCGCCGATAGCGAGGCGTCGATTAGTTGCGGGTGGTCAAGGTGCGCGGCTTCGTCAACGAAATAGATCGAGTTACGGCCGCCGCGCCCGACTTGGTCGCCGCCTTCGCCAGTAATCACCGCGCCCGTACCCGGGAATTTGATGAGCATGGCCGGCGCGTCGCGCTTCTCATCCCAGCCGTCGAGAAACTCGGGTGGGAGGTTGCGCAAGAACATGCGCGCTTTGAAGAAGAGCGATTTCGGCTCGCCGATCTTATCGACGTTCCGTTCAAGGTTCGACCCGAAGCCGATCGCGAGGCCGCGGTTGAACAGACAGAGCGTACAGGCCAGCGCGACGGCTACCCACGAAATGCCGCAGTCCCGCGACTTCTCGGTGAGCATCCCTTTACGCTTACGCCATTGCTCAAGTACCGCGTCGATCCATTCCCGCTGTTTGGGGAACAGACGAAAGGGGATTTCCGCCGGCAACCCGATCTCGGGATTTCGCGGGTCGAACGTTATTCCCCAATCGTCGATAAAGTCGGCCGGGTGCTCGCGATACCATGCCTTGAGCTGGGCGAGACGCGTCCCGGTCTTGTCCTCCCGAATCCAGGCGAGACGCCGCATACGCGCCGCAAATTCGGCCGCGTAGTCGGGTTTCGTCCAGTTGAACGGGCGGACGTGGGCGTTCACTCTTCGGGCTCGACGTCCGCGACCGGCTCAATCTGCGCGTACAGCTCGGCGAGGTGCGCGTTGTCGACGGTCACGGGTACGGCCGGCAAGCCGATCGACACGAAGTAGTCGGCCAGCTTCTCGGCGAGCCCGCGCCGCCACTCGTAGCGCTCAGCCCGCGCCTTCTCGCGTTCCCGTTCCGCCGACGCGACCATGTCGCGCGCCCGGCCGATCGCGGCTTCCGCCGCGTCGAGAAGCTCCACGGCGGACTTGGCGTCGTCGGCCTTCTCGGTCTGCCGCTGCGTCGCCTCCAGCTCGGCGACCCGGGCGCGCAGCCGCGGAAGCTCGGGATCGTCGCAGAGGGCCGCGATCGTGCGGTCCCGTTTCTGCATGTTCTCGGGCGTGCAGCAAACGCACGGGCCGAGCGCTGGGGTGTCGGAAAGATAGTGTGTGCCGGTGCAGAAATCGCAAGCCGCCATAGGTCGCCCCCTATTGGTTCGAAGCGTAGCGCTATGCTGATTCGCGCCCGAAAACGACAGAGCCGCCGCGCCCATGGACGACGCGGCGGCTCTTCCCGGTGGTCGAAGCCGGGCATGGACCGGGGGCGACCGGACCCAAGGTCGGCGTTAAGCCGCTTCGATCTGCGCCGCAAGGGCGTCGTTCTTCTCCCGGAGGCTGGCGGCCATGGCCTGGACGGTGGCGAGGTCGGTCGCGTCCAGAACGGCCTTGCCGTCCTCCACGGCCTGCACGACGACTTGAGCGAAGCCGAGCACCTCGGTCGCGATGTTGACCGCGCTGGAGACGGCCGGGCCGCCGAGGGAGGCGGCGACGGGGCCGATCGACTCCACGAGCTGCAAGCCCGTCTGAAGCCCGTTGATGATCTTTTGACCCAGGCTCTCGCTCGTGGGCGCGGTCGCGGTGGTGGCGTCGGTCATGGTCTCCCCCTTCGGGTTGGGTTTGGACAGAGCGGAGGGGGACGCTCCGCCCCCGCTCCGCCCCTGGCGAACGTCTCGGGCGGGACGCCCCCTATCTGAACGGGCGACCGCCTAGCTCGCGTAAAACACCGCTACCATGATTCGGCAAAAAGAAGCCGCCGGGGCGCATCCGACCGCGGCGGCTAGGGGGATGTGAGGGGAGGAAAAACACCCGTCGAGCAAGGTTCGACGATTCGCGCCCAATGAAAAGGGCCGGCGCTCGCCTCTCTGCGCCGGCCCTCCCCGTAAGCCCCAACGATGCTCACACTACGCGGGTTTTTGACCGTCGTAAAGGCTCAGCTTCCGCCCGAGTTCAGCGGCTGTTGCATCGTCGGCGCGGCCGGGAGCTGGGCGAGGATTTGCGACACGAGCGTCTGAAGCGCCGCGGTCTTGGCCGTGACCCCGGCCGCGTCTCCGATCGCCTGGGCGGCGCGGGCGTCTTTGACGATCGCGTACGCCTGCTCAAGCATCGGCTTGACCTTCGCCTTGGTCGCCGCCGGGAGGCCGGCATGGACCGCGGCGAGATAGGCGTTGCCGGCGACGTTGTAGCTCTGCTCGAAACCGTATTCCGCTTTCGCGATGGTCAGCGGGATCGCGGAGGGGTCGGAGACGGCCGGCCCGCCCGCGCACGCCGCGAGGCCGAGCGCGAAGCCACCGAGCGCCAGCACGGCGAGCTTGCGGCTGTGGCGTCGGATGAACGCGGCGAGGCGTCCGCGTTGAGCCAGCCCGAAGAACAGGACGACGGCCAGAACGACGAACGCGGCGGCTGACCATGGAAACGACGGCGGCGGCCCGGCCGTCAGGAGCGGGGCGAAGGCCGGGTTGGTCGCGAGGGTCACGGCAACCGCAGCCGCGGCGACGATTGCCGGTAAGAGAAAGCGATACATTTCGGGTGTCTCCCCTGTTGAGCGGATTATCCGCGGTAGAAATCGTGCTGGCCGACGACCGCAACGAGGTTCTCTTGCGTTGCCCACGACGGCGAGCAAAGGCGCGGGTTGCAGTAGAGCAACGTCCGCGGATCGGCCTTGATCTTGGCGAGCGCCGGATTGCCGCCGATGATGACGGACGCCGGGTCGCCGCTCTCCGCCCACGCCGCGACGCATTGGCCCCACACGAGCCGTTGCGCCTGGAATTGCTGGAGAAGCTGGACGGCGCGCGCCTGGGCGTCGGCGAGGGTGTGGCAAATCTCCTCGTAATGCCCTTGCTCCATTTCGCACCAAAAGCCCGAAAACTGGAGCTTCGCGAGCACCGTCCCCGCGACCGTGCCGTCCGATCGGTAGCCGGCGGCCATGCGATGACGGATGACGAGCCCCACGGCCACCTTCCCGGCGAAGGGCTCGCCCGCGGCTTCGTCCGCGATGCAGAGCGCGGCAAGCGTCGCGTCATCCATGGTCAGAGCCCCGCGCCGGGCGGCATGGTGACGGAGCGGATAGCCTCGCTCATGGCGGCGGTACGCGCCGCGTCCACGACCGGGTCCACGCCGGGCGCGGGGGGCGGAGCCCTGACCACGAGCGACGGGGCCGGCGAGGGCGGAGGCGTGTAGAGCGCGTCGAACCAATGGTTCCGCTGCATTTCCTTAGCGAACCACCCCCAAGCGAAGGTGAACGCGAAGACGCAGAGCCCGGCGACAATGTCGGTGAACGGGCCTTCATCGCTCGGGCTCATCGCGCCCTTAGCCACGAGCCACACGCCGAGGCCCGTAACGACGTGACGGACAGCCATGCCGTAGAGCTGTTTCACCATGCTCGGCGGCTGAGGCGCGGAACCAAGCGCGGCCGGAGACGTTACGGCCCCGGTCGTCGTGTTCGTGTCGGTCATGGGAAGCCCCCTAGTGGTGCGGAAATTTGGTGATCGCCAGCGCGCCGCCCGCTGCGGCCACGAGGATTTTGGTCGCCTCTTGGACGATGAAGACCCACGGCTTGCGCTGCGCGAGATCGGCCCGGCGTTGCGACTCCAGCTCGCCAACCCGGGTCTTGAGGCTGTTCAGCTCGGCTGTCAGCTCTTTGAGCCGGCCGTCGAGGTTCAACCCCTCGATAAACGCCGCGCCCTTCTGGAGCGCCGCTACATCGGCGCGCATCGCCGCCATATCCTGAGCGATTTGCTGCAAGAGCATCAACGCGGGATCGGTCGGCGTGAACGCCGGCTTGGGATCAGACATAGACGCGCCCCCGAGCGCTGCAATCGTGCCGCATAGCGCTACGGTGGTTCGCCCGTCTTGCCTAGCGCCGGTCTGCATGGTCAGGCCCGCGGGAGCGTGACCGGTACGCCGCATTCCGCACACCACCACCGCGAGCCGTCGCCGCTGGCCGGTGTGTCGCAGCGGGTGCAGCTCGGAACGGCGGCGAGCGGCTTGGTGGGCGTGCCGTGTGGAACGACCGCCCTTTGCGGGGGCATGACGTCCGGTACGACGCGCAGCGGAGGGGGCGGCGCGGTGTTGGCCCGCTTGCGCGGTGCGCGGCGCTCTACGGCCTCGCCAAACGCCCCGAGCGCCGTCGCCAAGGTCGCCCGACCCATGGCGCTCACGCGGCGACAGCGGGCGCGCCGGCCCACAGGCTGCGGAAGTAGGCGGCGCGCTTCGGGGCGACTTCGTCGAGCACGGCCAGCAGCTCCGCGCCCCGCGCGTCGTTCAGGTACGGCCGGCCCATCGCGGCGGCGAAGAGGTCTTCCTTGTCGCGGAAGTGAACGAAAATCGAGCCGGTCGACCGCTCGGCCGCAAAAGCGACGTCGCGGACGGTCACGGCTTCAAAGCCGCGCGCCTCGAAAAGCGACCGGGCGACGGCGACGATGCGCGCCCGGTTGGCTTCGCCGCGCTCGCGACGCTTGCCGGTGGTGGTGGTCTTCATCAACGCCCCCGATGGTTCGAAGCGTAGCGCTATGCTGATTCGCCGTTTTTCAAAAAGTCGGCGTAGGCCGCCGCCGCGTCCATGGCGTCGCCGCTCTCGACTTTCGCAAGGGCCGCGGCCAGCCCGACTTGTCCGGTGAGCGAGACTTTCACCGAGTCGTTAAATGCGCCGATGATCCGGCCGAGCGTCTCTAGGCATTTGGTCTTGTCGGCGAAGAGAACCTCAATCCCGTTCTTCGTCCGCTTGACGCCTTGGAACAGGAATTTAGCGCCGGAACTCAGATAACGCGTGTCCTTATACACGTCGCGCTCGACGCCCTCGCCGCCGCATTCGGGGCAATCCTCATTCGGCTCGCGGAAATGCTGATACCCGAAGCCGCCGGCGATCTCCGGCAACTTGCCGCCGTCGCGCTCGGCCTTCTCAAGAGCCGCTAGGTACTCGCGCTCGCGCCATTGGTAGGCGTGCCCCTCGCCCCAGCAATGACGGCAGCAACCAACCCGCAAGCTCGTCAGCTCGTTCGGGTCGACTAGAGAGACCTCGGTATAGATTTGCTGAAGACGCGCGAGGTCTATCACACCCGCCGTCTGCGCCGTCGCTTCCCGCTGAATTTGTGTAATTCTCGCGGTAATTTTGCGGTCTGCTAAGAGGCGGCTCGCCTCGCTCGCCATCCAGCTCTTGAGCTGGGCGTTCTCGTCGCCAACGTACGCCGCCCGATACGCGCTCGGTCCCGAGCGATGCACGGCGAAGTGCTGGCAAAAGGCTTCCTGTTTAGCGGTGAGTAGCTCGTCCATGGTGAGCGCAGAGCTAGGGCCGTTCGTTAATTAGCGCAACGCCCCCGAGGGTCACGGGTTGAGCGAACCGTGTGAGGATGCAACTTGCCAGTATCAAAGCGCGTACTGGCCTGAAATTTCGCCTTATAGATCAATCGTTTACAGGATGTTCTCGTTATGTCCGAGCCAGTACGTACTGGCTTTCGAAATTCGCCTGTTAGATCAAGGACTTAACCCGTTTTCAGAACATCGTTCAGGCCAGTACGTACTGGCTTCATAAGTCATTGAACCGTAAGGGCTTTTTCGGGTTATCCACAGAAACGGGCCAAAAATTGAAAATCATACGCGAGCGCGCTCCCGCCCCTGCATGCGTACGTGCGCGCCCGCGCCTCTGTGTGCGCCCGCACGGACTTTGCGGTTTCATACTGGCCGCTGTGGATAACGTTCGAATTTCCCTTACGGTTCAATGACTTATGAAGCCAGTACGTACTGGCCCACACCGCCGCTATTTTAGGGGTTAAGTCCTTGAACCGTAAGGGTTTTTCGGAAAGCCAGTACGTACTGGCCGCCTACTGGCGGTTGTGCGCGCCTACTGCCAGTTGAGCCGCCACCTCCGTTAATTAACGAACCCTTACGCAATAAGGGGTTATAATTTAACGAGGCCCTCCCGAGCGCCGCCGGTAATTATAGAGGGCCGGGACGGGCGGCTCCGGAAAAATAAAAAGCCGCCCCGGAATTACCGGAGCGGCCTTAGACGTTCGTTATTTTTGCCGGTAATTTAGACAGTCGTTCCCGGCTGCGGCCCGTCGTTAATTAACGGGAGCGATTTCGCCCCGTACCGGTCGCGAACCGGCGTGACCTTCGCGCCCAGCCGGCGGCCGATCGCGGCGAGGTTCCGCAAGTCGTCGACCGTCAGGCCGTGGCCCACGCTGCGATGACCGGGCACGCTCTCGGGGAACATATCCGCGGCGAGCTGCACCATTTCGAGCGCGTCTTGCTCGCGGTCGGTGAGGGCTTGGCGGCGCTCGGCGGCCATCCAGCCCCAGGCGCACACGAGCGCCGCTATCAAGAGGATGCCTTCAGCCATTGCCGCGGTCCCCCGGGGAAGCCTGATCCTTCGGCTGGGACAGGAGCGCTTCGATGATCTCGGCCGACTCCGCGTGCTTGTTGCAGTCGGCGCAGGAGCAGCTTCCCTCGTGCTCCTCCAGGGCGCGCAGATGGTTTCGCGCGCGTTCCTCGATCTCGCGTCGCCCCTCTAAGGCGGAGTCATTTCCTTCAGCCATCAATGAGCCCTCCCATGCCCGGCAGGTAGCCCGCCAGCCGCCACGCCACCACGTCGGTCTTGGAGCCCGTGAGCGTCCAGTCGAGGCCGAACGCCTCCATCTGCGCGAGGATATGGCCGTCAGCCTGCATCACGTCCACGAGCGCGCCCCGTACGAGGCCCGGGGGCCGCGCGCCGTAGGACTCGCGGTAGCCCGACGCCACCGCGACCCGTCTCGCCGTGACCCCGTGGCCCGGCCGTTCGAAAGCGGAGAGGATCACGCGCCGGCCCTCCATGCGGTGAAACGCCACGCCACGATATCGGAGGCGCGGCCCATGTGCGACCAGTCGAGCGAAAGCGGGTAAACGGCGTTGAGCCGGCCGCCGTCACGAAGGCGCGCGTCGACCGCCCAGCCCGCGCCCAGGTAGCCCGGGAAGCGGCCGTCTGAGATCGTCCAGCCGCGGAACGCGAGCCGGCTCGGGATTTCGTCGAGGTTGGTTTCAGGCGGCGAACCGCCCCAAGCGAGGCGGTCCCGCGCCTCCCGTATGTGTGTCATCTGTCGCCCCCTGGCGTTGGTGATGCAGCTCGGCGGGGTGCTCCCGCTCTATGTGTTGGGAGATCGCCCGCACGGCCAGGACATGACCGCGGAGCGTCTCCGCGACGGGCCGCTCATATCCACAGACCGGACAGCGGAGCGGCGACGTCTGACGCATGGTGTAGCCTCACAAAAGTTGACGGACCATTACTAGGCCCGCGGCGATGCGACGTAAATAGTAACGTTATGCTTCCCGGGCGAGCCGCTCGGTGTCGACCCACACGCCCCAACCGGTCGCGACGCCCAGGACGCCGGGAAACTCGACGACGACCATTCCGCCCGGTACGGCCCCGGGGTGGTCTATGACGACGCCTGCGGCCCCCGCCGGGAGGGTGAATGTCGTTCCGTTGATGGGCAGCGGACGCGTGAGGTAGACGCGGTCCCCGGGCTTCATACGCGCCGCCCGCGCACGTCCACCACGGCGAGGACGTTGGGGATTTTGACCGTGGGCGTCTGGTAGACGAGCACGTGCGCCCACCGGCCGCCCTCGTGCGTCGTGACGATCGAAAAACGGCCCCCGTCCGCATTCTGCGGCTCGCCGTCGAGCCAGCGCAGCGCTCGGCGATAGATCACGGATTCGAGGGTCTTCCCGTGTTTGGCGTGTCGGGCCGCGAGCACGGCGACGACGCGGCGAAGGCGTCGGAAATAGGCGGGTTCCTCCACGGTCACGCCCCCGGGTTCGCTTGGCGGAATAGCGCCATGAAGCGCCGGGCCGCCTCGGGGGAGTGGAACGAGACGGAGACGACCTTGTAGCCCCCGGCCGGGCCGGCCGTGGTGAGCTGCGCGTCCCTGGCCGCGTTGAGCGCGCCGCGGAGCTGGACGGCGAGGCTGGGGGTGTCGGTGATGCTCTTCGCCCAGGCGGGGGCGACCCGCTTTCGATAGTCCGCGTCGAGGTCACGCCCGGTCGCGTAGTGGGGATTCAACGCCGGTACTTCCTCGGCTCTGGCCGGCGGGGGAGTGGTCATCGCACGCCGGAGGTCTTCCGGGTCGACGGCGACGCCCGTTGCAGACGTAAGCTCGTCCAGAGCCGCGAGAAGGCGGCGCAGCGTGGCGCGCCGGATCATAACGAGGCCGTTGTCTAGGTCAGTCTGCGCCTCTTGACGCGCTTCGTCCAAGGTCATCGTCTCTCACTTTCTGCAATTGCCGCAAAAGTCGTGCGGGTAGTCGTCTGTTTGAGGGTTGTTATCCGAAACCTCTAAGAAGTCCTGGTGATGCTTCGGAATACCCCGCCCGCACAACGTACGGCGGCGGTCCCCGATCACGGGGCGGATATGCCATTTCTTCCCGCCCCATCTAACGAGCTGCACGTTTCTTGCCTCCATTGTCTCGATACAGCGCGACTTTCTCAGTCCGCGCCTCTAGGTACGCCAGGAATAGGGCCGCCCCGCGCTGGCGTCGAAACCCGTACGCCTCGCCGTCCACCGTGACCGTGTAGCGGCCCGGGGCGTTCAAGGCGTCGAGCGGCCACCACGCGGGGCGGGCGGTCACGACGGAAGCTCGGTTTCGATCGCGTCAAAGAGGGCTTGCGCGAGGTCACGATAAGCCCACGCCGCCTCCGCCGCCGCCCTCGCCGCCGTCGCCGCCGTCGCCGCCTCCGTCGCCGCCTCCGCCGCCCACGCCGCCTCCGCAGCCTCCGCCGCCGCCTCCGCCGCCGCCCTCGCCGCCCACGCCGCCTCCGCCGCCGCCACCCTCGCCACCCACGCCGCCTCCGCCGCCTCCGTGACCGGTCGTCCGGTTTCGAGCGCGGTAATCATCTGGCCGCAAGCGTCTTGCACCTTGTCCCAATAATCGGGCCTCGGCGTCGGTTGCACCTTCTCAGCTGCGGCTAGTGCTTGCCGGATCGCGGCGGCGAGGAAGCGGTTACGCACGCGGCCCCACGCGTCGGCGTCCAGCGCGCCCCAGCGGTTCGCCCGCGCGATCAGTTCGCCCGAGAACCACGGCACATCCGAAGCGCTCACACCGTCGTCAAGCGTTGGCACGAGTTCGGCCAACCACGCCGGCATGAGGTCCGCGGGGCAATCCGACGCCGAGTTGATATCGGGGCCGAACGCGGCGAGCGCGCACACGAGTTCGCGGCCCGGCTCTTTGCGCCTCCACGCGCCTTGTATAATGCGGCCCTCGGCGTGTGCGCGTGCGGCCTGTTCGATTCGTTCTTTGGTGGTGAGCATAGGTTTTGCCTCTTTGGTTAAGGGTCACGGGAGCCTCACGAAGTAGCCGAGGAGCCGCACGTGAGGCGTCCCCAGCTTCTCCCGTGCGAGCGAGAGAGCCCACCGCGCGATTTGGTCGGCGGTCATGTCTGGGAAGGCCGCCGAGTTGATAATCACGGTTCGCACTCGCCCCGCGCCGGCCGCCGCGGCGAAATCGAGATAGAGGATCACCGCCGACGCTCCGGCTTCGGCCGCACGAAATAGACGACGGGCTCGGGGACCGGCAGCTTGACCATGGAGGCCCGATCCTTCGCGTTTTTGGCCGCACACGCCTTCTCTGCGTCTTCGCGGCGCTCGTGCTCGGAGTGTATGTTTCCGAGTTCGTTGACGACTTGGAAAGTCACGCCCGCACCTCGCACGACGCGAGCCGCTCGGCCTCATCCGCGGCCTTCAGCAAGTAGGCGGCCAGCTCGCGCGCTTGGTCGGCATTCAGGACCGGGAACATCACTTCCCGCCGGGCACGGCCGCTGAGCCGATAGTTGGTGTCGCGGACGATCCCGATTTCCACGCAGCCCTCGCGCACCGGGCGGGCGGTAATGTTCGTCAGCGTGTCGCGGTCGGACCCGTGGAACCGGGCGGGGAGCGCCGGAGAGACGACGCTCCTTGCGCGCGAGTCCTTGGCGCGGGCCACGTCCATTTTCGTCTGATAGGCCGCGTAGAAGGCGGCGGCGGTCGGGTGCAGGCTCTTCATTGTCTCGTGTCCATGCGAGAGGGGTTGGAGGGGCGCGAGGCCCCCGGTTACTTGCCGGCCGCGACGGTCTTTTCCGCGCGCTTCCGGGCGTCCTTGAAGTATTTCGCAACCGCAGCGTCGCGCTCCTCCGCCGTGGTGAACGAGCTGGACGATTGAATCGCGCCATAGGGCTCGCCACCGCGCGTCGCGCACGGGTGGAACATGAAGAACAGGCCGGCGGGGTGCCGGTAGCCGCCGCGCGTCCCGTTAGGGGTGAAGGTCGCTTCAAAGGTGTATGCCCGAGCGCCGATTTCGCGGCCGAAGCGGTCGAACACGCCGAAGCTTTGCTCTAACGTGGTGCGCTCACCGTCCTTGCGGTCGCACAATGGGGCGGTCGGGTCGTTGGAATGGCACATGGCGCGTCTCCGTGTTGGTGTGTCTGTCGTACGGTACGACGACGGCCCCGTCAACGCTAAATTACGCAGCCCGCGCGTTGGCGATCCCCTGCGCCTTGCTATAGAGCCGCGCCACCTCCGCCGGGTCCTGGACGTTCAGCGCCAGATGGCCACCGCGCACGTAGAGCTTGGGCTTGCCGTTGTCGGGCGTGACCACCTCGGTCACGCGGCCGTCGCGTAAGGCCGGATGCCAGTCGTAGCCGAGCCGCTGCATGAGGTCGCGGCGCTTGTTGCGGGGGACCGGGGCCTTGATCGTGTCGAGGAGCGCGTCAAGGTACTTGCTCGACACCCAGCCGCCCGCGAACCCCGGCCGCCCCTCTTCGATCGCCTCAAGAACCTCCTGCTCAGCCTTGCCCAGGCTCTGCCGAATCGCCTCGCGCGTGCTGGTCGTCTCCGGAGCCCGTGACGGCAGAGACGCGGGGAGGGCGTACGCCTTGAGATAGCCGGCGACGATCGCCCGGCCCTCGCCGTAGAACCAAGCCCGGAACGCGTCGAAATAGGCTTCCGTCAGACCGTCACGGGTCAAGTCCGCCTTGCGCTGCTGCGCGGTGAAGAAGACGCAATAACGGCGCTCGTTGTCGTCGATCGGGACGCCGTCCTTATGGTTCGTAAAGATGATCCCGTTTGCCCGGTTGTCGCCGGTGATCTGGTCGACGCCTTTACCTTCGATCGGAATGCGCGGGTTCGTGACGATCGGCTTAAATTCCTCAAGGAAGTCCCGTTTATTACTGAGGGAGACTTCCTCGATACATACCCACGTCTTGCGTAGAACCCACTTATTGAACTTCATCCCGTCTTTAGCCAGCGCCGCGGCGTTCGGAAGGTGCGAATACTGCTCGCCCGCGATGAACACCATGAGATCGGCGAGCATGGTCTTACCGTTGCCCTGGACGCCCTGGACGACAGGCCACCACGGAATTTTGACGCCGGGCCGCTGCGCGACGTGCGCGAGGTACTCGATCAGGATGCGGCGATCATTGGCGTCGGGGAGCATGACGGCCAGATGGTTAAGCCAGGGCGACGGGTCGCCCGCGATCGTTGGGCAATGGTACGGCTGATACGTGTTGACGTATTTGTAACGGTCCTCAAAGACCAACGCGCCCGGGGCCAGCTCGGGCCTAAAACAAAGGTCGTCCACGATCGCCGGGACGTTCACCCGTGACCGTGTGAACGCGAGCCAAGCGCTGTCTGTGGTCTTCTGGCCCATCGGGTCGACGACGAACATATGACCGCCGTACTCGACGTCGAACGCCTCGCGACTATAGAGCTTGTTGCGATGGACGCTGTAAATCTTAAGGTGGTCGGTGATGAACGTGCAGCCGTCGAAGTGGTCTTGCTGGTCGTGCGCGGCCATGTATTCCCGGCCGATATCGCGCAGCGTGGTTCCGGTCGCCTGCGCCGACGCCTGGAGCTGTTCCGGGGTCGAGGTCGGGAGCGGCGCGGCGGCCTTGGGCTCGGGCTTCTGGCCGAGCTGCGCAACGCTCGTCACGAAGCGGCACGCCTTGAGGATGGTTGTCGTCAGATAGTGGACGTGGTGGGGGCTGTCCCACTTCTCCCGCACGAGCGCCGAACGGCGCATGATGCGTTCTATCCGTTCGCAGTCCTTGCCGGTCCACCACGCGAGGTGATTCGCGAGCGTCTGGTCCGCTTGGCTGGCGTCGTACGCCGCGTGGGGGTGCGGCCACTTCTGCGCCAGCTTCTCGACATTGCCGGTGAACAGGTCTTGGAAGGTCACGCCGTGGCCGAACGCACCGGCCACGCTGCGCGCCGCCGCGGCGACCGCCTTCGCAATCAGCTCGTCGTCGTCCTCCGGCCCGCTCCACTCGGCCGCCGGCTCGGTCGTCCACTCCTGCGGCCCGTCGTCCGGTACGACGACCGGCGGGAAGAATTGCGAGACCGTGGCCGCGAAAGCCGCGGAACAGTCGTGAGCGGCGTTCCCTTGGGCGTGAATGCCGGTGAGGGCGACGAACCGGAGCTTCGTGTAAAGCTCAAGGTGCTCGGGCGCGTACTTCGTCCCGTGCGGGACCGGCGCGGCCATGCCGATGATGTGCAGACCCCGGCCCGACTGCGACACCTCCACGGCCGCCCCGGCGAACCGGGCGCACAGCTCTTGCGCGCGCGGGCTCCAGCCGTTCGGGCCGAGCGCTTCGTCAATGTCAAGGAAGAAGAACGGGTCCGCCTCGGTGAAGACGAAGCCCACGCCGGAACCGTGGCCGGCGTTGATGCGTTTAGCCGTCGCCGCAGCCGTGGCGAAGTCGCCCCAGGCGGCCGGGTCGTGCGCGCTGCACATGGCCCCGGTGCGCGCGTTGCACGGGAGCTTGTCCAGCTTGGCGGGGTTCTTCTCGCTCGGCCAAGCGAACCACGCGACAAATTGTCCCCACGCGCCGAGGGGCGCGAGGGCCGCCGGTAAGGCGTCCATGTCCAGCCTTACAGATTAGGCGTCGAGGGAGGCGAGCGCGGCGCGCTTCAGGTCATCCGGGGCATTCCGGGCGATTCGATTACCGAGCGCAAGCCCCTGCGCGATAATGCGCAATCGTCGTTCTTTCACCGCCGCCCCCATGACCAAGTCATAAAACGCGCCCATCCCGCCATGAGCCATGCTCACGGTTGACGGCTTCATGCCCGCTCGCGCCGCCACCTTGGCCCGGCTCAGCGCGGCGAAACCGTCTCGCTCGGCGATCTCCAGGGCGGCGGCGATCAAACGGGCGTCTCGCCGCTCGTTCATCGCCCGATATCGTGCCTCTCGCCCCATAGCCGCCGAATCACTTCCTTTGACCAAGGTGTCAGCGCTACAACGTGCCGGGGCCGGTTGCAAACGCCGCATCGCCTCCGGCCCGGTTCACGAGGTCGATCCACGCCTTTTGCGCGATCTCCCGTTCCGTGCCGCGGAAGACCCACCCAGGGTGTTTGCACTCCCGCGACAGGAACACGGCGACCGTTCGTCCCACCATGTCGGGCGTGATGAGCACCGAGCGCCAGCCTATGAGGTCGCTCGACTTGAGGACCCGGTTGAGCTGCGCTGAATCGTTGGCGAGCCCGTACCGCACCGGCCGCCCGGTCTCCGGGTTCGGGAGGACCCCCACGTTATTGCGCCAGAGGGTCACGCCGGGAAGGCCGCCCGCCTCCAGCCGCACGGCGCTTTGTGCGAAGCCTTCGGACGCGCTCACCGCAACCACCCCTTCTGAGCTAGCTCGCCCGGCTTGCGTCGCTCGGGCTTGGCGTCCCACACGAGCCATACGAAATCGACCTTCCCGCCCTCCGGCTTCCCGCCGGCCTGGAGATAGGCCCCCGGCGGACACGACGGCCGCGGCGTCACCTCCCACTCGCGGGAGGGCGGGTGTTCTCGGAACAGGCCGTTCGCCCGCGTCTCGCTTCCGGTGAAGCGCTTCTCAACGAAGGCGGCGACCTTGCCCGGGGCTAACTCCAGGGCGCGACGGATACAAGCCTCGGCTCCCCGCGCTCGGTAGAAAGGCGGGTTGAAGATACAGTTATCCGCGCCGAATAAGCCGTTTGGGCCGTGGAGGAAATCCGACACGCCGAGGAACCAAGGGGCGTCGCTGACCCGCTGGATAATGTCAGAGCCGGTCGTCGTGAACCCGTGACTGTTAAGGGTCCGGACAATGTTGCCGCCGCCGCAACAGGGATCGTGCGACCATCCAGGGAAGCGCTCGACAGTAAGTAGTTGCGCCGTGCAGCGCTCCGGTTCGACATACCAATCATGGTCCGACCGCTCCCATATGTGGGCGTTCATTTCTTCAGGCATAGCCCATGGCCTTTAACATTCGAGCAACAAGGTTCCAGACGTGGAGCGAGACGCGCGGGTAATTCTCCACGCGACCCGTCTTCTGTATCGCGTGCCGGTTCAAGGCGAAGCGATCACGGCCCCGGAACGTGCTCCTGTAGTAAGAGCCCTTGCGCGGGTTCTTGATCGTCGTGTCTCCGTCATTGCAAATGTGCATTCGAGCAAGCTCGGTGACTTTGCCGGTAACGGCGCTCCAAAGCTCAACCTTTACAACGATCATCTATGCGCCCCCTTAAGGTGTCCGCTTCTTCCCCGCTCATCGCCCAGGCCGTCAGCACATCCACGCCGAAGGTCAGGAAGAACTTGCGTTGCATTTGGCTGTCCGTGAGCCCGGCCGCTTTCTGATAGCCGCCCCAGGCCCCGACCGCCGCGCGCAATGCGTCGCGCCCGGCACGGGCCGCGTCGTGGCGCTTGACCTGCGCGAGCTGGCCGATGAGGGGGACGTTCCGGGCCGCGAGGTGCGCCCGATAGTCCTCGTTGCTCATGTCTGCGACGGTCACGGCCCCGCGGAGCTTGGCGAGCGTCTCGGCGTCCAGCTCCTCAAGGTCGCCGTCGACCATGGCCGGCGCGTCACGCGCGACCGGCGCGGGGATGGGCGCGCCGCAATAGGGGCATTCCTTGTAAATCCGTTCGAACGGCTGGAAACACCCCGGATAATAGGGGCTCTCCTCGCTCGTCACCGTGCAGACGCGAAGCGGGATTTCGTCATTGACCTTCTTCGCGCGCTTGTCGCGGCGCTCCAGCGTCCAGGGCCGCTCTCGGTCGGGCGGCCCGTGACGGACGAAGTTGCCCACATGGTCGATCAGGAGGGCTTTCCCCTTGCCGTCCATGGGCCGCAGCATCCGGCCGAATTGCTGCATGTATGTCGCGAGGCTGGCCGTCGTGCGCGCCATGCTCCCGCCTTCGATCGCCGGGAGGTCGAACCCTTCCGAGACGATATCGACGACCACGAGCTGCATGATCTCGCGCGCGGCGTAGCGCCGCAGGATGTTCCGGCGTAGGCCCGGGTCCGTCGTGCCGGTGAGTAGGGCGGCGCGTACGCCGGCCGCGAGGTACGCGCGCTCTATCTCGGCGGCCGTCTCGGTGTCGGGGCAGAACGTCACCCAAAGCTTACCCGCACCGAATCGCAGGTAGTTGGACACCACGTCGCCGACAATGTGGCTGTCCCGGGCCGCCGCGCGAAGTTTCGCGGTGCTCCAGTCGCCGGAAGCGCCTATGTCTTCCTCTAGGAGCTGCATGTCTGAGGGCGGACAAACGACCCGGTAGTCCGTCAGATAGCCTTGCTCGATTAGCCACCGCATCGGCGGCCCTTGCACCATTACGTCCGCGATGCCGTCGAAGTCACGGCCGAGCCCCTTTCCGTCCGCGCGCGTCGGCGTGGCCGTGGGGAGAAGCCCGCGGACATGCGGGTTCGTGAATAGCTCAACGCCCGTATGCCATTTGTTATCTTTGACGAGGTGGTGGCCCTCATCCACCGTAAAGAGCGTGACTTGACGCGCCCAGCTTTCGAGCCCGGTCGCGCGGACTAACGTGTCGATACTGATAACCGCGTGCGGGCTCGACGGATCGTAGAAGCTCCGGCCGATCAATTCGGAGTGGTCTTGCACGATACCGCGGATTGTCTTGTCGGCGGCGATGATCCGATGACGGACGCCCTCGCGGGCGAGCGCAAGCGAGAGCTGGCCGACAAGCTCCTGACGGTGCGCAATGGTCGCCGTCGCGCCCACGTTGTCCCGCGTGATCGTCGCGAGACATTTTGTCTTGCCGCCGCCCGTGTCCAGGCGGCCCACGACGTTGCGAGCGCCTTGGTTCCAGGCGGCGTGAATGTCGCCAACGAATTTCGTTTGATACGGTCTAAGCATGTCGCCCCGAATCAGCGCACAAACGGTGCGTTGACGCCTTGGTCATAGCGGCTTAGGTACGATCGTCAATAACTCGTCGGGGCGATTCCCATATGCTCGAAATCAAGTTTGACGCGGGCTCCCTGTCCGCGGAGGAAGCCGCCGCGCTCGTGGCGTTCCTCACCACCATTCACCCGTCCGCCGCGGAGCACGCGACCCGTGCTCACGGTAAGTCGCTCCACACAGGCGCGGCCCTCGCGGCTTTGACCGGCGCGACGGAAGGCGCCTGTTTCGTGGCCTCCGGTTCTCTCGGGGCGGCGGTCGAGTTTCCGGGGACGGATGAAGGGTCGCATTTCACCGTCCAGCGTTTCCACGAAGACGACCGCCCGGCCGAACCCGCCCCCGTGACGGACCCGGCCGTCGCCTTCGCCCCTTTGGCGGCCCCTGCTGTCGCCTCTGCCGCGGCTCCGGCCGCTCCGCCGCCTCCGTCCCCTGCGTCTGTCGCGACGCAATCCCCCTCGGTTAATCCGGCCGGGGTCGCGCTGGACGTGACCGGCATTCCGCACGACGCCCGAATCCACTCGACGCCCGCGAAAAAGAATCAAGACGGGACGTGGCGTCAGAAGCGCGGCGTCGCCGCCGATCTGGTCGCGGCGGTCACGGCTGAGCTTCGCGCCGCCCAAGGCGCGCCGGCTCCCGCCGCCGCCGCCGCCGCCGCGCCGCCCCCGCCGCCCGTCGCCGCCCCGGCTCCGCTGCCGCCGGCCGCGATCGAAGCCGCCCAAGCCGCGGCCCTCGCCGAAGCCGCAACCGCGTCCGTGGCGCTTTCTCCCGCCCAGGTCTTCGCCGGCCTGATGAAGAAGGTTGCCCCCGCCCAGGCGGCCGGCAAGCTGACCACGGACGAAATCAACGCGATCCTCAGCCCGCACGGCCTGACGAGCCTTTCCCAACTCCTCACCCGGTCGGATATCGTTGCGGTGGTCGAGCCGCAATTTGACGCCTTGATCGCGTCCAAGGGCTGACAATGAGCGGGGGACCATGGACGGACCCGCCGCCGGGCACGCTCCGCCCGTCGAGCGCCTACGCGTGGAGCAATTGCCCGGGAAGCTTCCGTCTCGCCGGCATGTACCCGGAGCCGGAGAGCGAGGAAGCTCGCGAGGGCACGGCCGCGCACCACTACGTCACCGAGGCCATGCAAGGCCGCGTGTGGCCGGTCGGGACGCTCGCGCCCAACGGGGTCACGCTCACCGAGGAAATGCACGACTGCGGCGAGGTCTTCCTAGACTACGTCGCCGGTTGGGGCGCGGTGCAATGGTTCGTCGAGCGCAAGCTCACCATGCACGCGCTCGTGCATCCGGAATGCGAGGGCACGCCCGACGCCTATCACGTCGACTTCGCGGCCCATCGCATCGCCATCGTCGATTACAAGTACGGCCACCGATACGTTGACCCGTGGCGCAACGCCCAAGGGGTCAACTACATCGCGGGCGTTCTGGAGGCGCACGGGCTCACCCGTGACGACGTGAAGGGTTGGGAGATCGTCTTCGCGGTGATCCAGCCCCGCAACTTCCATTCTTCCGGCCCGGTGCGTGAGTGGCGCGCCCTCGGCTGGCAAGTGTGGGAGGCGATCGACGCGATGCGCGAGGCGGCCTACCGGGCGAAGGAGCCCAACGCCGCGACGAAGACGGGGCCTTGGTGCCGTGACTGTTCCGGCCGTCACGCCTGCGAAGCCCTGCGCCGGGTCGGGGCCTATGCGCTCGACTTGGCCGGCTCGTCCATCCCGTCCGAGCTGAGCGACGACGCGCTCGGGCTCCAGCTCCGCCACATCCGCGCTGCGCAGAAACGCCTTGAAGCGCTTCTCTCCGGCCTGGAGGCGGACGCCCTGGCCCGCATCCGTCGCGGAGAGAAGCTCGCCGGGCTCGCAATCCAGCACGGCCAGGGCCGCGAGACGTGGAACACGACCGCGGAGACGGTGCTCGCCACCGCCGACGCGTTCGGGATCAACCTCCGCAAGGAAGCGCTCCTCACGCCCAAGCAAGCCCTCAAGGCGGGGATGGACCCCGACCTAGTCAAAGCTTTCGCGCATACGCCCTCGGGCGAGGCGAAGGTGGTTGAAGTAGACGCGTCGGCGGTCGCCCGCGCGTTCAGTCGCTAGTCGAGAAAAGGAAAGACTATGCCTCGTAACCTTACCTCACCGGTCGGTCGCTTCGTTCAAGGCGACTGTTTCGAAATGCAGACGACGGACCAACAGGGCCGCCCGCGTCTCGTGCAATCCGGCCCGAACGCCGGCCAGCCCGCGCCTCAACTTTACATCGGCGTTGCGTTCCATAAGCAAGACCCCGCGTGGCCGGCCTATTACGCCGAGTTGGTGCGCGAGGCGGCCGAGGGCTTCCCCCAGCTCTTCCCGAACGGCCCGCGCCCCGACATGCCCAACGGCGGGTGCGTGCTGCCCACTTTCGCCTTTAAGATCGTGGACGGCGACGGGTTCGACACGACCGGCAAGAGCAACGCGACCAAGGAAGGGTTCGCCGGCCACTGGATCGTCCGTTACACGGGTGGCTTCGCGATCAAGGTCTTCCGCGCCGCGGGCGGTGGTCACACCGAGATCACCAACCCGGCCGACATGAAGCGCGGCTATTTCGTCCGCGTGGCGCACACCGCCAAGGCGAACGGCAACGCGCAGAAGCCGGGCCTCTATCTGAGCCCGTCGCTGGTCGAGCTGACGGCCTACGGCGAGGAGATCATTTCCGGCCCGAGCCCGTCCGAGGCGTTCGCCGCTCCGGCCGCGCTGCCGCCGGGAGCCTCGCCCGTCCCGCTCGCACCGGCCGCCATGCCGGGAGCTGCCGCCCCTTTGGCCGGTGCGCCGCCGGCCATGCCCCCGAGTGGCGCACCGGGTGGTACGCCGGGCGTTGGTGCGCCGCCCCCTTCGCACACTGGCCCCGGTGTTCCGCCGACTGCATACCCCTCTAGCCCGGCTCCGGCCGCCTACGCGCCGCCCCCGGCGACCGCTGCGGCTCCGCCGGCCTACACGGGCTTTGTCGCTGCCCCGCCGGCCGCCCCGATGGCCCCGCCGCCGGCTCCGGCCGCCCCCGTGCGCCAGATGACCGCGGCGGCCAACGGCACGACCTACGAGGCTTATATCGCCGCCGGCTGGACGGACGCCCAGCTCGTGCAGCACGGGCTGATGCTGGCCTAAGCTTAGGGGCTCCCTTCGGGGAGCCCTTTTCTCTTACAGGTCGGGGGACCAATGCTCGCGCACATGATTCGCGCCCGCGGGGGCGTGACCGTCGAGACCGCTTGCGGCAAACGCGGGAAGATCACGGGGTCGCTCGGCGGTCGCCTGATGGCGCGCGGCTCGCCCAAGACCGGCCCGCTCGCGTGCGTGAAAGAGAACGCCTTCGGCGCGCAGCCGGAGCGCTGCGTTCATTGCGAACGGCATTGGGCGAGGGGCCTTTGAGCCTTCAAATCGCGTCCATGGACTGCGAAACGTACTCGGAGGCTGGGTGCGTTTGGAACGAGGCGCGCCAGCGGTGGGAGCCGCCTCCCGGCGCGAAGAAGCGCGGCATTTCGGCGTGTGGAACGGCCGCCTACGCTGAGCACGAAACTACGGACGTTCTGACGCTGACGTACCGCCTCCCGGTGTGGTGGGACGGCGACGGGGGCAAACACCGATGGAAGCCCGGCGATCCCCCGCCGTATCGGCTTTTCGCCTACCTCGCGGCCGGCCACCCGATCGAGTCGCATAAGGCGATGTTCGAACGGCTGATTTGGGAAAACGTGCTCGTGAAGCGGTACGGCTTCCCGCCGCTGAACCCCTATCAGCAGCGGTGCAGCATGGCGACGGCTCGGGTCAATCAGTACCCGGGCGCGCTGGTCGATCTCTCCGCCGTGCTTCGTCTCCCGACGCCCAAGGACGCGGACGGCAAGCGCTTGCTGGAAAAGTTCAGCGTCCCGCGCAATCCGACGAAGAAAGACCCGCGCCGCCGGGTGCGCCCGGAAGACGATCCGGCCGACTTCGAACGCCTTCGCGGCTACTGCGACACCGACGATGAGGCCGAAGACCAAGCGTCGGAACGCATGTGGCCGATGACAGAGGCGGAGCTTCTGTTTTGGTGGATCGACCAAGAGATCAACTATCGCGGCCTCGGGGTCGATCGCGCGGGGGTTCGCGCTTGCATCGTCATCCTCAACCAAGCGCTCGCGAAGTATGGCGAGGAGTTTCGCACGATCACGGGGGGCCTTGAGCCGTCGCAGCTCCAGGCGTTCCAAGGCTGGCTTTCGGCCCACGGCGTCCGTCTCCCGAACATGCAAGAGGAGACCATAGACGACGCGCTCAAGACGCTTCCGCCGCATCCGGTCGGCGGCTACTGGCCGCCGCGGCGCGCCCTGGAGATACGCCAGCTCACGGGCTCGGCGAGCGTAAAAAAGCTCTTCGCCATGGAGAACCAAGCGTGCCGGGACGACCGGCTCCGCGATCTCCTCCAGCACCACGGGGCGCGCACCGGCCGCCCGACCGGCGAAGGCCCCCAGCCCCTCAACCTGCCCAAGGCCGGCCCGAAGCTGGCGACGTGCGGCGCGTGCGCCCGGCCGTTCCGCCCGGCGCTCGACGCCTGCCCGTGGTGCGCCAGCAAGGACCGCAAGGACGGCAAGCCCAAATGGGCGGCCGACATGGTCGACCACGTCCTTGAGGTGATCGGCCACGGCTCGCTTGAGCTGGTCGAGTGGTTCTTTGGCGACGCGCTCCTCTGTATTTCGGGCTGCATCCGCGGGCTGTTCCAGGCCGCGCCCGGTCACGAGCTGATCGCGTCGGATTACAGCGCGATTGAGGCTGTCGTCATCGCCATGCTCGCGGGCGAGGAGTGGCGCATTCAGGCGTTCCGCGAGAACAAACCCATATATCTCCTCTCGGCGTCTAAGATCACTGGCCGCTCGCTTGAGGAGTATGAAGCATACCACGCCGCAAACGGCGAGCATCACCCCGACCGTCAGGATATCGGCAAGGTCGCCGAGCTTGGTCTAGGCTTCGGCGGGTGGATTAACGCATGGCTCGCTTTCGACGACTCCGGGAAATACACCGACGATGAGATCAAGCGCCTCATTCTGGCGTGGCGCGACGCGAGCCCGGCGATTGTCGAGTTTTGGGGCGGCCAGCACCGGGGCCGTCCGTGGGACCGTGACCGCCGGCAAGAGTATTACGGCGTTGAGGGTCACGCGGTCTTGGCCCTCTTGCACCCGGGGACCGTGTTTACGTTCCGGGGCCTGCAATTCTACACGAAGGTTACGCCGGTCGGGACGCAAGCGCTCGTCATCCGTCTACTCTCGGGCCGCGAGCTGATCTACCACGACGCCAGCTTGAGCCCGTCGCCGCGCGACCCGTCCGAATACGCCATTACCTATTGGACGTGGAACAGCAATCCGAAATACGGCGCGCAGGGCTGGGGGCCTATGGCGACGTTCGGCGGTCGCCTCACGGAAAACATCGTCCAGGCGACCGCGCACGACATTATGCGTCATGCCGTGATCCAACTCCGCGCCGCCGGCTACCCGACCGTTTTGCACGTCTATGACGAGATTGTCGGGGAAATCCCGATCGGCACGGGCTCGCTTGAGGAGTTCGAGCGGATTATGTCGCTCATGCCGTGGTGGTGCGCCGATTGGCCCGTGAGGGCTTCCGGCGGCTGGCGAGGCCGCCGGTATCGCAAGGGCTAGGACGCGCGACCGTTGAGGCGATCGACGGCCTTCCGGCAAGCCTTCTCGGTGCTGTAGGAAAGGAGCCGTCCGTTCCCTTTGACCCGCGCCAAGCCCTCGCCGGGTTTGGTGCGCGGAAGCGAGTGATCGCGGATGAACCATAGGCCCCCGTCGTCGGGGTAAAACGGCGTGAAACGGGCCATAGCTCAGGTCTCCGCGTCCACGTATTGCCAAAGGGCCTCTTGCCGCTCGGCGGTCACGAGGTCGCAATTCCGGGCCGCCGCCCTGTCCTCGGCCGCCCACTTCCGCAAGAGGCCGTCCTTTTGGTTGCGGGCGTACTTGGCGAGCGCGGCGCGCTTCTCGTCCGTGCTGCGGCAATTGGCTTGCCACGAGATCGCGATAGGCGTGAGGAGCCGGCCGCGCTTCTCCATAAGCCTATGGAAGCGCTGTTTGTGCTCGGTCGAGCAAAAGCGCTGCCTTCCGTTTTCTTGCCGGAACGTCGCGCCGCATTCGGGGCAGATGAGCGTTTTGTTCGTCATGGGTCGTACGGTACGACGACCCGGGACGGTGCGTCAAGCCCCAAGACAGCGGCGGGGCGTTCGGGGCGGCTCCAGGGCCGCCCCTTGGGCCTTAGTTGATCTTCACGAGCATTACGCTTGCGTAGACTTCAACGGACCCGTCGCTATCCGCGCCGCCTCCGCTGACGGCCGCGCCGACGTACTGCATGAGCGATATCGTCTTCGTCCCGGAGATCGTGAACACGCCGGCCAGGGTCGGGGACCAACCCGTCGCGCCGTTGTTCGAATTGGTCACGGTCCCGAGCACGAGATCGGTCGAGTCGGTGACGTCATAAATTTTGACCCGGGTGCGGTAGCCGTTGGAGCTGCCCGCCGACGCCCCTTGCGCGAAGACCTGATAGGTCCCCGCGGGGAGCCCCGTGATCTGATTTCCCGAGAGCGTGGCTCCCGGGATGTTGCAGAAGACGGTCGTGTTGAGCGTCCGCGTGTTCCAGGCGATCGACAGGCTATCGGGCGACCCCGTCCCGCTCGGCTCCTGCTGTTGGAACAGCGCCGACGCCGGGGCCTTGGCGATGCCGGCCGCGGAGACGGTGGCGGCCGTGAAGTTGGACCCATCCGTGTAGGCCAGGGTCTTGCGGGTCGGTCCTGACGCCTGGGTGTAATAGAGGTTTGTCCCGTCGCTCTCAACGGCGTTCGCCGAGGGCGTCGCCAGAAGCGAACCGCCGTTGAACTTCAGCGGCGCGGATGACGTCGTTCCTGCCGCGAGAAACACCGTCGAAGGGCTCGCCATCGTCAGCGCGCCGGTAACGAAGAGTTGCCCCGGGACGTGGAAACCACCCGTCGTGTCGAGCCACACCGAGGAGCTTGCGCCGTTGAAGAGGAGCACGCCGCCGGTCGTGTTATACGTCGGATTGTATTGGAGGGAGACGCTTGAGCCGAGATTGTATGTCGTCACGCCGCCGCTAACCTGGGCGTACATCCCCGACGCCGCGCCGCCGAAGTAGGTCACGCCGCCCACCGTGAGGTTGTCCGCGATGCTTACCGCGCCGGTTGAGCGCGTGATCGACAGCGGCGTGTCGATATATGCGCCGTTGTCCGCGAACCGATTGAAGTAGAAATCGGAACCGACGTTGGAGCCGCTCTCGGCGGTGCTATTGGTCCCGACGTCCCATCGAGTTACCCCGGCGCTCTGATATTGAGTGCTTCGCGTTTGACCCGCCGGCGCGTTTAGGGTCATGTGGGACGCGCCTGACGAACTATTTGCCAGGACATTGCCGAAGACTTGGAGGCCGTCTTGCACCGTGACTTGACCGGTCGCGCGGCTGATGGTGAGCGGGTTGTCGATCCCGGTTCCGTTGTCCGCGTACCTGCCGATTTCGAGATTCGACCCGTTATTGCTGCCGCTCTCGGCCGAGTTATCGGCGAAGAACGTCCAACGAGGGTTCGCGCCCGTATAGAAATACTGCGTCCGGTAGGACCCGGCCGGCCCGTTCAACACGAGGCCCGCGGTCGCGCTGTTCGTGCCGACGTTGACGTTACCGGTGAACGTGTCGCCCGCCTTGTTGGCCGGCGTGTAGCCGAGCGAGGCGACGATTTCGCCCGTCCAGCCCGCGCCGCCCGTGTCGGGGTTAGTGGTGTTGTTGTCGGTCGTGCTGAGCCAGAGAAGCCCGTTCGTCGTGGCGCTCTGGACGATCGCGCCTTTCGGATACCCGCCGATGGCCGAGGAGAACGACGACGACCACACGACCGGGCCGCCCGCGTCGAACCATCGGGCGTTGGCCGACAGCTCTTGCAATATGCCGTTCATGTCCTGGCCGAACGGGGGAACGCCGCCTTGCGAGAGCGGCGTGAAGTTCAGCGGCGGGAAGCCGTCCGTCAGGCTGGCCGCGCCCGCTTGCACGCCGATTTGCGACGCCTGGGGGATCGCCCGCACGTACGCCGAGGCGGCCCCGTTCGCCCAAGGGATCGGGAACGTCGGCGGCGCGCTGGAGGCCGGGAGCGCCGGGGCCGAGCCGGGCGTGAGGGTCACGGAGACCAGGGCCAGGACGAGCCCGGCCAGGGCGGAACGGAAGAGCTTCATGCTGTCCCCCTAGTTCGAAACGACAGTGAACCGGACGCCGGCCGGCTTGGGCACGGCTCCCGATTGAAAGATGATCGCAAGCTCAACGGCGGTGAGCGAGAAGCTGAACGTGTAGGTCATCGTCCCGTCCAGGCCGTCCGTGCAGTAACAATTCCCCCGGCCCGGGAAGAGCTGGAGGAGGATATTGTTAATCGACGGAATAGAACAGTCCGAGATATTGGCGAGCGCCTTCGCGTAAATCAGCGTCCGGAAGTCGCTGTCTTGGAGCGCATAGCTCACCGTTGTCGGGCCGCCGGTCCCGAACACGCCTTGACCGAAGCCGGCCACGCCCGGCCGGGCTTCCGCGAAGCCGAAAGCCCCGTCGTTCGCCACTTGCAGCACGCGCGAGACGCCGACGATCCGGCCCCACACGTCGAGCCCGTAACCCTGCGCCGTGGCGACGTTCCAGACGTAGTTGTAGAAGTTGTCGATATCCGGCCCGGGGTCGAGGTACGTGTTCGCGTTCTCGATGAGCTGACGAAGCGTCGGCGAGTTCTGGAATTGCGCGATGATCGTTTGGTCAACGTTCTGCATTTACTGCAACACGACGTTGACCCGGTCCACCGACGTCACCGGAAACTGATTAATGTTGACCGCGACCGTGTCGGAGTTGGCCGTCACCGCAATCATGGACGTGCTCGCGACGCTCACGCTCGACATGGTGACGTTCGGATCGTTGCAGGCGAGCGTGTAGGTCCCGGTCCCGCCCGTGCCGGTCCCGAGCGCGGTGATGACGTAGTTCTCCCCGCCGCTGGCGACGCTCACGAAGTCGCCCACGGCCAGCGCGCCCGAGCTGACGGCCGAAACGGTGAGCGTGGTTCCGCTGATCGACCCCGTGAATTGGCCGTGCGGGCTGTTGGCCGAACCCACCTTGACGCTGACGAGCGCCGACGCCCATGGGCCGAGCGCGACGATCGGGGCGACGTAGCGGGCCGCGTACTGCGTCCCGCCGATCCGGGCGCGCGGGCCGCCGTCGCCGCCCGGGAGCGCGGAGTTGATCGCGTTCGCAATCTGCGTCTGGGCGTCGGAGGGAATGGCGGCGCTGTTGGTGAGCGTCACCGTGAACTTGACGCCGAGGTTCGCGGCCGGGACTTGCCAAATCGTATAGGTCGGGAGCGGCGCGGCGAGAAGCGGGTTTGTGTCCGTGACCGTGTAGGACACCGCCCCGGCCCCGTTATACATCGGGATTCCGGGCGGCTTCTTCGTCCAGATGGCGTTCGCGACGGCTTGGTCTACGCCCGACCCCGTGTAGCAAACGTAAATCTGGCCGGCCGGGATGGTGACGCCGCCGAGGGTC